GAGAAGCTCGCGGGCGTGCAGCGCATGTTCTACGAGGTGTTCGGTGTCGATACCGGCGACCAGGTTGCCAAGGCCGCGGCGCGGGGTTGGACCGAAGCCATCGAGGAAGGCGCGGCACGGGCGATCTCGGCCGGCCGCAACATCGTGGCCAGCGAGAATTGGCGGTTCATGCAGCCGTGGAATAGCGAGCGGGTTCGCAAGTTCGAGCTCGACGAATGGAAAACGGACTGGCAGACCCACCTCGATTCCGGCGGCGTCACGCTCTGGGACAAGCACGCTGGCAAGCCCGCCAAGGATGCCGCCGATCAAGAGCGCATTCTTGAGCGGGCCTGGAAGGACATCCGCGCCAACGACAATTCGCCGAGCGTCTTTTCAGACGAAATGCGGACGTTCGAGTTTGCCGAGGGCAAGGCCGGGGCCGACGCCTATCTGGCGATGCAAGCCAAGTACGGCATGGGCGACAACCTGATCGGCGGGCTGGTCGGGCACTTGAGCGGCATGGCGCGCGAGATCGCACTGGCCGAGATCCTCGGACCAAACCATGCGGCGAACTTCAAGGCGGGCATGAAGATCGTCCGAGAGTTGGAGGGCGTCAGCAGGCCCACGAACCCGGTGATCCGGATGCTGGAAAGCCCGAAGCGGCTCGAGCAGGTCTATGACGTGCTGACTGGCCGAGCCAACGTGGTCGACGGCCCGGTGGTGGCCGGTGTGATGGGTGGCATCCGCTCGCTCGGCGTGGCGGCGAAGCTCGGCGGGGCCTCGATCACCTCGTTCTTCGGCGACACGCCCATGGCGGCGTTTGCTGCAATCGACGTCGGGATGCCGGTGACGCGGATGCTCGACGGCGTCATGCGCGAACTCGCTCGCGGCGGCCCGGAATCGAAGGCGCTGGCGACGCGCAATAATCTGGTCGCCCATTCGGCAATCGACTACGCCCACGGCTTCCGGCACTTCGGCGACCGTCTGGGCGGTCCGGAAAGTCTGCAATGGCTCGCAACCACCGTGATCCGAACAAGCGGCCTGGAAGCCTGGACCAACCTCATCAAGCGCGTGTTCTCGATGGAAATGATGGGGCATCTGGTCGACCATGCCGGGCACAATCTGGACGAACTGCGCGCCGTCAACCGCCCGCTGGCGCAGTTCATGGACCGCCATCAGATCAGCGCCGCCGATTGGGACGTGATCCGCGCCACCCAGCCGTTCGAGGCCGAGGGCGTCAAATTCCTGCAGGCGTCCGAGATCGCCGACGAAGTGCTGCGCGAGAAGCTGCTCGGTGCCGTGGTCCACGAGCGGCGTTACGCCATGCTCGAGCCGGACGCCCGGATCAGGGCCATCACCACGGGCGGACTGCCGCAGGGCACCTTCCACGGCGAAATGGCCCGCAGCCTGTTCATGTTCAAGAGCTTCTCGATGACCATGCTGTCGACCCACATCATGCGGATGGCCACCATGGAGGAGGGCCGGGCGGCCCGCGCCGCCTGGTTCGCGGTATTCACCACGCTGGCGGGCGCGGCGACATTACAGACCAAGAACATCATTTACGGTCGCGATCCCGAGAGCATGGGCACCGCCTCGTTCTGGGCTAAGGCCGGACTGACCGGCGGCGGACTTGCCATCTTCGGCGACCTCACACAGTCGGCGTTCTCCAAGACCGGACGCTCGCCGCTGGCCGATCTCGCCGGGCCAGTCGTCGGTCTCGCCGAGGATGTTGGACGGCTGACCTCGGGCCAGATCCGCAAGTGGTACGAGGGCGACGACACCACCTTCGCAGCCGAGGGTGTCAGGTTTGCCCGGCGCTGGACGCCCAACGTCTTTTACACCCGGCTCGCCCAGGAGCGGATGGTGTTTGACCGGATCCAGATGCTTGCCGATCCGGACTACCGGGCGAGCTGGCGCCGTCAGGAACAGCGGATGAAGGATGATGCCGGGCAACAATTCTGGTTCCGGCCCGGCCAGACCGTCCCGACACGAGGCCCCAACCTCCGGGCCGCCCTGCCCTAGTGCGTTGGCCGCGACCCTCTCACGCAGGCAATTGAGGGACCATGGTTCATATCATCATCGACGACATCACCCCCCGCATTGAGTACGCGGTCGGCAGTGTTGCCACCAGTGAGTTTATCGTTCCGTTCCCCTTTTTCAGCGACGAGGATCTTGTCGTCCAGGTCGACGGTGTCACGCAGAACATCAGCACCTACATCGTCAAGGGCGCGGGGGATTCCGCAGGCGGGTCGGTCGAGTTCGATACCGCCGTCACCTTCGCCACGATCGTCATCTATCGCGACATCACGATCGAGCGCGTGACGGATTTCCCGCCGTCCGGACCGCTGCAGATCGACTCGTTGAATACGGAACTGGATCGCCAGATCGCGATCGACCAGCAGCTCCACCTCGGCATCAGTGACGTCAACAGCGAGATTGACGAAGTTCGCGGCCTGCTCGACCTCGACATCGGCGGCACGCTTCATCACTACTCGATCAATGCCCAGGTCGCGGCTGCGACCATTGATCCGACCGTGACCTATGTGCAGACGGCGGGTTACGCGGTCCCCGGCGATGGCGGGGCCGGCATATACAGAAAGGTTGGGTTCGAGCCTTCACACGGCGGCAAGATCCAGTCCGTCGATGGCGCGTGGTGGGAGCTGGCTGAGCCGGTTCCCAACGTGATGATGTTCGGCGTTGATATGACCGGCGCCACAGACAGCACGACCGAATTGACCGCGGCGCTCGGATATGCGGCGGCCTGCACGGGCCTTCTCACCGCCCCGTCCGGGGTTGTCCGTCTCGATAGCGAGGTAGATCTCCCGCACGGCGTTGCACTCCGGGGCGCCGGGATGCCGATGCAGCCGTATCCGGACGCCAGTTATCCGTCCGGAACGACGAACGGAACATGGTTCTTCTTCAATCACACCGGCATCGGATTCAAGATCGAGAGCGTCGGGACCGTATTCGACATCGACCCCTACAACGAGCTGGTCGGGTTCGGCACATACCGCACGCAGCCAGCCCCTACCGGCGGCCCGTATACGGCGAACGATCACGACTTCGACATTGCGATTTATTCAAAATACGGAATGAAGATTTCCGACATCATGCTGCTCAACGCGACGCGCGGCATTCTTGTCACTGGAATAGCGGCAGCGGAGCGCGGTTCGGGCCGTATCGACATCAGCAGGGTGTACGGCCACATCTTCAAGGTCGGGATCAAGCTCGAGTATTGCTATGACATTTGCAGAATAAGCTACATCAATTTCGGGCCGTTCTGGTGCATCCTGGATTCTAACCTTTGGGAATACACCAAGGATAATTGCACCGCCCTGACCTTTGGCCGCTGCGACAACCCGCACGTCGACCAGGTCATGGCGTTCGCTGCCAACGCCGTTCTCAAGATTGAGTGGAGCACGGCGCTTCACGCCAATCTTCCCGGCGGCACGCTCAACAACGGCGTGTTTGGTGCCGTCCAATTCGACAGCGGCAGGACGGCCTTGCGCGTCGCCGCCGACGTGACCGCAGCGTCAATGGTGATCAATCAATTTGTCGCGGCCGGTGAACTGGATGGCACCGACCCGGCGTGCTTCCACATCGAGGGCGACGCCGTCGACATCCGGATTGCCGAGCTTCGGTGCGTACAGTCCGGTGTCTTGTTCGGCAGAATTGAGGGCATCGCCAATCGGGTTCGCGTCGCGAATATGGGGGTCTTTGTCTCCGACACGACAGCAAGCGGTTCCGAGCAATTCATCCTTGATGCAGACAACTACATGCACGTCGACGGTTATCTTTATACCGACGTGCTCGACGACAAAATGTTCGGCGGCGACGGCATCGCGAGCGGCAACGTCTGGCGCTCCTACACTCCCACAGCAAGGGCCGGAACCGGGGCGCTTGCGAGCTATACCGCCGAGGGATCTTACAGGCGGGTGGTTGAGACGGTTGAGGTCAGGTTCGAGATTACGATTACGACCAACGGGACGGGTGCCGGTTATATAGCCTTTGACCTGCCGTTCATATCCCATTCCAGCGGAACTGCGGGGTACAGCGTTGGCACGCTTCGACAGGTCGCCGGCGGGATGATGGGTTTTGCGTTTGTGCAACCCAACGCCACCGAGGCAGTCCTGCAGCTCTACAACAATTCGTATCCCGGCGGGAGCGGCGAGATCATAGCCGGCAGTCTGACCTATCGGTGTGCGACATGAGTGGACTGCTGGTCAGCAGCCCGCTTCTGCTCGTCCTGACGCTTGTCTTAATCGGCCACATCAGCAGCCGATGGGATGTGACTGCTCAGCCGTTGCCAGTGTGTGGCACCGCCGACATGCAAGACCAAGTGCGTGCCGCGATGTTTGTCGGCCTCGACGAAGCGTTCAGGGCGAGGATCGGGGCGCTCTATAACAATTGGCTGAATGACCGGGGTCACCCGCAGAGGGCCAAGTCTGGAATCGAAATCGCGATTGCTGGCTATCTGCACGGCTACAAGGTTGTCGAGGAATGGAAATTGCCGCCATGCCGCTGAAAGAGTTGGTGATAGATCTCTCGCACTGGAACGATGTTACCGATCCTTCGGAAGTGGTCGCGTCCGGCATCGTCGGGGTGATCTACAAGTGCAGCGAGGGAACGACATACGTCGATGACAGCTACGAGCGCGCGAAGCAAGCATGCAACGATCTTGGTCTCCTGTTCGGCGCTTATCATTTCCTGAGGCCGGGCAAGATGCACGATCAGGCAGAATGGTTTGTCGAGAACGCCGGGAAGATTGATCTGTACGCCGCCGACCATGAGGACGATGGCGTCTCGCTCGAAGATCTAAAAGAGTTTTTGCAGCGCGTGTACGACCTAACCGGCAAGCGCCCCATCATCTATTCCGGACACGTCCTGAAAAACCAGATGCCCGGCAACGTGCGCGACGGCTTCATGGCGCTGCATCGGCTTTGGCTCGCGCAATACACCACCGGCACGCCGTCTTGGCCGACCGCGACATGGCCGAAGTGGTGGCTGTGGCAACATACTGATGAGGGTTCGGTGCCTGGCATAGATGGCGACGTCGACATGAACTACTACGACGGCAGCGAAGATCAGCTCGTCGAGGAGTGGACCGGACAAGAGCAAGAAGAAAGCGATGAGATCGTTGTCAAAATCATCGTGCCGCAGGGAGTGAAAGTTATCGTAGAGGAGGAATGAACCATGTTGGACATTCTGATTTATCTGGCAGTCATCGTGATCGTGGTGCTGGTGGTGTGGTGGCTGTTGCAACAACTCGCGTTGCCTGAACCTGTCCATAAGATCGTCAACATCGCGCTGGTCGTCATCGTCGCGGTGGTGATTATCGGACTGCTGTTGCACTTCGCTGGCAGCGGCCCGCCGCTGAGACTACCGAGATAAGCGCAAACTAGCCACGAGTGCGCCGACGTATTTCGGCTTTGGCGCGGTCTAGCGCCTCTCTGAGTTGCCCGTTCTCGATAAGCAAGTGCTGAAGCTCTTGCGAGGCTTCATCAAATAGGTCGCCGGGTGTAACCGACGCCTCAAACAATCGGTGCAATAGCGGTCTATAGGCTTGGGGTTGCTGTTCGCTCATTAGCATTCCTCTGGCTGCTTAGCGAGGGCCGCCCTTAGATCGGATAGGGCTAGATAGCCAGCAGCTATGGCAAAAGCTCCGCCACTCTCGTCCTGCTGCTTTAGCGTTACGATGATGTGATCATCGTCAATTTCCAGGTCTATCTCAAATCCCATCGCTATCTTCTCCTTCCCTCGCTCATTAGCGCCCCCGCGAGTATGCGATATTTAGCGTTCGCCAAGCGGCTGTCTCGGCGCACTGTCTGATGAAGGCCGACCTTGTTTTTCCTAGAATGGCTGCGGCCTGGTCGATCTTCTCTAGGTCGGCCCGACTAACGCGCATTTGAATGATGCCGTTATTCTTCCTGCGTTTCCGCATCGCTAACTTCTCCTCTGCGCTTTGCGCTAACGCCTAGTCAGGGTTTCATCCCGCCACGGCGTCCTAGACAGGAGCCACCCGGCGCGGTTCGGGCATAGCCGATACATGATGACCCGGATGTAGTAGCGGAGCATCACGCCGCCCCGTGCGGCAAACCGCAGTTTTGATGACGCCCTGAAGCATTGAAATCGCTACAGTCCGGCCTAACGACCCGGCAATGATGTTGACAATATTTAGCAACGTTTTCAGTGCAGAAGGGCGTCATTGGGCGTCATTCCGTTCACCCGATGTTTTCGATTTGCTGGGGCGTTCGCGCGTGCGCTCATCAAGGAGCGTTTCCTTTGGGTCAATCAGCGTGCCGTCTTTTTCAAATTGCTCGATAAAATCAAGCAATTCTTCTTCGATGCGAAACCACTCGCCCTTTAATCGCAAGTGGTCAAATCTCCGATGAATGATAAGTTCTTCATAGGCGCAGGCATCTATAGAGCCGATCAGTTTGAGCGGTTTTGGGTGGCCTGATTGCAAATTCCCCATTCGTTTCGCTGGTCTTTTGGAAAACCCAATTTTGATGGCCGACTCATCTGTAATAAAATAGATTTGCCCGCGATCTTTCTGCAATTTCTTTAGCCGATGCAGGGTCGTCATGACGCGCCCCCTTTGCCTCGGCGCCACTCAGCCCGCCTGATCATCACGGTCGCGATCTTGTCCTCGGACCCCCGGCTGTAGCGTTGCGTCATGGCGATGTCCGAATGGGTAGCCGCGTGGCGGACGTGCTCCAGCTCGGCCCCGGCGTCTGTCGCCTCACTGATCGCCCCAGCCCGCGTGTCCATGTTGCGGACGGTCTTGGGGACACCGGCAGCGGTAGCGATCTTGCGCCACTGCTTGCGGAACTCTTGCGTTGCCCACGGGCGGGCCGTGGCTTCCGACACGATCATTGGCCCGCGCTCCGGTAGCGCCATTCCAGCCAGTTCCTCCATAACCATCGGGGCCAAGCCTAGCGGGGCCTCGATAGCCTTCTGCCGCTTCGACGTGATGTGCCGCAGAACCCGGTTAACGTCGATCTCCTCCCAGCGCAGCCCGCGCAACCATTTCTTTCCCCCGTTGGTCACGTCCGACATACCGGGTTCCGACATCGGCACCCATTCCCCGATCACGTCCTTCTGCCTCAGCATCAAATCGAATTGGATGGCCTGGGCCAGCGCGATTGATGGCAACCCCATTTCGTGCGCCTTGGCGCGGATGGCTATGGCTTGTTCGGCAGTCAAGCGGGCATCGCGCGGCTTTGGCATCTCGAACCGCATGCCGGACAAGACGCCGGACAACCTGGCGCACTCTGCGTCCTCAAGGATCGTCGCGCCGAAGTTAATGATGGTACGGACCATGCCGACCAGGGCGTGAGCCATCGTAACCTTTCCACCCCCGGCCCATTCCTCGTGCCATCGCTTGACGTGGCGACCCCGTATCTCAGACACAAGCTCGTCGCCGTGCTGCTCGTTGATACGGCGGCATAGCGCGTCGTAATACTCGCGCGTCTTAAACCGCGTCTTGTGGTAGGGCGAGTCTTGGTCGGTGCGGTAGCAGTTTGAGAGTGACCGCAGCGTACCGTCGAACGATGTGCCAAACGGGATGCCGCCACGCCCCCAGACCAGCATATCCATTTGGAGCGATAGACATCTGTCGCGCAAGAACGCGATGTCAGCCTCGCTCGGCTCTGGCTGTTCGTCGGTCGAGGCCCACAGTCTGACAGTGGCCGGCTGATAGCCGCGCTTGTATAGATCGGTGCGGGCTCGCCAGCGGGCCTCCCAGCCGTGGGCGTTCCGCCTCCATGTTAGTCCGGGCGCGTCGGTGATGCGCGGCCTATCCATGCTCGGTCCTCCGTTGTGGGGCCAACATGATACCGCTAGTCCGGTCGAGATACGCCTTTACCGCCGGCCAATACCGGCGATTTCCCCAGAGTGCCACCTTCTTTGGAAAGCCGCTCCTTGGGTTATGGTCGAGCGCGCTAATTGCCGCCCGCGCTATTTTCTCAGGCACACCAATGCGCCGGATCAGTTCGGCGTCGGTTATGTAAAGCGTGTCGCTCATTGTTTGTTAGCGCGGCTCGCTACTGGGTGATTACGGTTGCGTCTCTAGTGTCTGATTAGTATTCGTTCCAGTTGATGCACTGCCGCCCGATCCCGAAAAGGTAGATCGCGAAGTCCAAGCGGATGTCGTAAGGTTCTTCCATCGCTATTGCTCTATTAAGGCTTCTGCTTGGATGATCGCCCGCCCGATGATTTCCGGGATTTGCGGGACGACGGCGTTGCCGAGCTGCTTAAGGCGGTCCACCCGTCCGGGAACCCCATTAGCCACTCGACCCACCTCGGGTTCAAAAGCCCAAGGATGACGTTCACACCATGCGATTGAAGGCCACTCCTGCGGTTCGCTGTCGGCGTGGGCCATTTTCCGGTTCTCGCCATCTGGTCTAGTGATGGCCGAACCGTCGCCCCCGAGCTCGCTGATTGGTTGCTGCCGTATGTCGTCGCCGTTGGCGTTGGGAAGCGGGCAACTACATCGTTCAATTGCCATCCTCTGGAATCGGCCAATCTCTTCTGCCAGCCTTCGGCCGATCGGCTCCCACTTCGGTAATCTCTGGCAGTCGCTGACGGCAATCCGTTCCTGATGTCGTTGGCTATCTGCCCCCGCTTCTCGGCATCGTTCGCTCGCGGAGTTGGCCACAATCCAGAGGCGGTCTCGTCGGTGATGGGCGCCAACGGCGGAAGCTGGTATGCAATGCCACTCCGCATCAAACCCGAACGCGGCCAGGTCTCCAAGAACGCGGTCCAGCCCTCGACCAAGCAACGCTGCGACGTTCTCCACGACGACGTATCGGGGTCGTAGTTCGCCAATAATTCTGGCGTAGTCCCGCCATAGGCCGGAACGCTCGCCCTCAATGCCGACACCCTTTCCTGCGAGGCTGATGTCCTGGCATGGGAAGCCCCCGCAAATAACGTCAACTGGTCCGATGTCGGTGGCTGTGAGTTTGGTAACGTCGTGATGGATCGGGGTGTTTGGCCAGTGTTTGGCGAGGATTTCTCGGCACTTGGGGTCAATTTCGCAGAATGCGACGGTTCGCATCCCGGCCCGTTCGAGTCCGAGGCTGAATCCGCCGATTCCGCTGAAGAGGTCGAGGACTTTAAGGGGCTCATTGGGCATCGCTAATTTGGTGTTAGTGGTTGCTTGTCTCGTATGCCTCATCCACCTCACGCGCCTGCGGTTTGAACCGGCGATCAAGCGCCGCCTTGAAATGTTTTTGATCGGCAGGCAGGAGCGTTTTCCATTCCTCTTGCAGCGCCGCCATTCCTTGCTTGGCCGCTTCGATCAGGCCGCGCTCGATCTCGGCGCGTCGATCAGTGACGCCGACCCCGTCCTGCCGAGGCGTTGCTACAGGAGGGGTCGGCGTTTCGGACGCAGCATGGGGAATTAACCGCGCCGAACTCTGGCCGCCCTTCGCCCATTGCGCGAGATCGCGGCCGATGTTCTCGTCGAGCGGCTTGCTCTCGGCAAATATACTCTCAAACTGCTTCGGCAATTTCATCATCAATCGTTCGCCGATCTGCTCGCTTTGCCAGGTCGGAACGCCGCCGCTCTTGGGCAGCAACAGGATATTGACGGTCTGCTCGTACATGAACTCGTCGCCGGCGATCGGCATCCATCCCATCTCGACGGGCTGTCCGCCCTTAACCGGCTTGATCTTCTCCTTGGCGCGGAAGCAGGAGATCAGTGAGACGTTCAATTGCAGGATGCCGTTGATAAGCTGGCGCCGCAGCGAAGCCGGCTTGATCCATCCGGCGATCTTGACGCGCTCGCGTTTGGCGTAGTCGTCGCCGGCCATGCGATCGACTTCGAGATCGTGGGTCGCGAGATAACCGCCAGGCCCTTCGTGTTCGTGGCTCATGCTGTCCACGATGACAACCTTGGCGCCCTGCTTCACGCATTGCTGGATCGCGGCCAAATAATCCAAGCTCGAAAACGGCGGATCAAATTGGACATGCTTGAACTTGAATAGGTCGGCGTAGTGCAACGCACGTCGCGCCTCGGTGTCGATCACATAGATGTCGCCGCCGGTGACGGATTGAATCCCCGTCGCCAGTCGCAATGCGCTGTAAGTCTTGCCGCTGCCGCTCGGCCCCATAAGCCCGATCAACAGCGGAACGCTCTCGCGCACTGCGGGCTTGGCGTCGAATTGGCGAGCGGCGATGGTCATAGCAATTTTTCGTCCCGTGAGGTCGCAACATTAAGGGACATCAAGTCAGCGACATGCCGTCCGTATGAGCGCAATAAATCACGTTGAAACTTGCCTTCGACGTACATCATGATTCCAATTAGGCGTAGAGCATCGGCAGCGTGTTGCTGGTCACGCAATTGTACGAATTTGTCGATGGCTGGATTGTCCGGTGATAAATAAACGCAGTCCGGGCGCCCTGGCTTGTAAAGACCAACGCCGTTCTCGTCGTTTTTGCCTTCCAATAGGATTAGCAGTCGGCCCGATTGCGGCTGTTTCGTCTTAGCTGGCCCCTTGCCTAAATCAGCCTTGTCTCGCTCAACGCGACCGTTCGATTTTTTCTTTTGCTTAGTTTTTGCCGTTACATCTGTTTTTGGTTTGCGGCGATGTGGCCTTGCGGCAGCGATACTTTCTGGCAATCCCTCGTTAATCAATTCACCAAGCTCTGCGATCTTGGTGTCCAGTGATGCAGAGTTACATTTTTCCAAAATCGGCTCCAGTACCAATTCGAGTGCCGATTCCAATTCATCGCGTTCGTCCTCGTCGACCAATTGATCCTTGAACTTTCCTAGATGCCAAGGGCCGCTCAACTGTACGCGAGCAAACATCTGACTAATGCCACCGTAATCACTGCAACCAATACGGTCTTTAGGCATGATGATGCGATGTTGAAAACCGACGTGAACGCCCCACAGTTTCGATGGCTCAGCTAACAGGCCACCCCTGATCCGCGCGGTTCGTCCTGCTGTTAGGCTGATGTCACGCTCCACAATGTCGGTCAGTTTTGGATCTTTCAGATATGGCACAGCATGACCGTTGAGGACGATCTGACGGTGGGCGCTTAGTGCTGGATGGAAACGTAGGGCAAGTTCCTCAAGTAATTTTTCGATGGTGTATTTGGATGCGGTGCGTAGCGCCGTTAATTCGATTCGTGTGCCGGTTGAGGCGCCCACCACAGTCGGCCGCCAAGTGGGATCATCGGCCTCCCATACACCTCGTCTTAAAACACTGCGCCAATTAACGCTGGCTCTAAATGTGCCATCGCGTGACGTAGAATCGACGGTGATAACATCGGCCGCGTTAATAGCTTGGGCTTTGATCCCAATCCCGAACCGTCCTAATTGCGTACCAGCCATCGCAGCATGTTCGCCAGGACTAAAGAGGGCGGGGATGCGATCTCGCGTGACTCCAATCCCATTATCTTCAAAGATGATGCGTTGGTCGTTGATTTGGATTGCAATACGTTGCGCGCCGGCGTCAAACGAGTTGTCAACCGCCTCACATAGCAGCGATTGATAATTGACGCGATCACCGCGAAATGAATAGAGCAACGTCGGCGGCGGATCGAACCTCATCTGGATTGGTCCCCTCTGGTCAAATCGTTCAAGTTGAAGATCAGTACCTCGATTAACTCTTTGCGCTCTGCTGCTGTCAGCGATTTCAGTGTGCGCACAATGAGTCCTTTAAGTTTGATCGCGTGCTGATCCACTACCGACAAGATTGACGGCGGTGGCGGCTTGGACTTTCGCTCGGCGCGGCCCGCTGTTTCGATCGCGGTTTCAGCGGCGTGTTTGGCGGCGGCAATCTTGGCCTCTTGCTGCTGCTTTGACATCGCCGCCAGCTTTTGCCACCGGCTGCTCTGCGTCTTGCTCACGCCAAGGTCGGAGAGCTTTGGTTCGCTTACGGTGGCACCGCGCGACCGTAAGACTTCGCGCGATTGGCCCTTGCCCTTGTGCCGTTCCCCGCGCTGTTTCATCTCCGCCAGCAACTCGCCGGCGCGGATCTCGGCGCGCATCATGATTTCGGTGGCGTAGCCGATTAGCTCATGGTCTTTGGCTTGCTTGGCATAGAGTTTCATCGCCGCAGATTTGTCTCGAATTGATTTAACCTCATCGACGCGATGTGCTTCGGCTAATGCTTTGCGCGCGGCGTTGTAGCGAGTCAGTTCGGTGTTCAAAGCAACCGCTCCCTCTCGGCCTTCGGCCGATAATCGTCGGCGATCTCTTGAAGGATTTGGATCTGCGTCGCGGCAAAGCCGTCCGTCATCCTGCCTTCGGCGATCAGGCGCGGATAAACGTGGCGCCGATATTTCAATTCGCGCTCGATCGCGGCGAGCTTTTCGCTGTCGGTATAGCTCATCATCCTGCCGATAGGTTCTCTGCGGCTTCGTTGCTGATCTCGCGCGCCATCTCTAGCTCGAGCCATTGCGCCTCGGCCCATGCCGGCATGTTGGGCGTTAGGATTTCGAGGTCGTATCCCGGCCAGCGGTTTGCGTTCAGGCAAATCCGCCAAGTGTCGATCGCCATTTGCAATCGCTTGCGGGCCATGTGCATCACCGACTCGCCGATCTGCACGACGTTGAGTTGATGCGGCGGTTCGGCCTCTTGAACGACGAAAAGATATTGCCGGCGGGCGATGCTCTCGGGATGCAGCGCGTCTAGTCCGCGCTCGGCCATCGCGGCTTGCAACGGCCATCCCGCGTTCATCATCATCGAGGGAAGCGACGACGGTGCAACGGATAAGTCGGTCGTCTTGTAGTCGGCGACGATGCGATAATCTTTCGTGAGCCAGTCGATCAACTGCCGCAACCAGACTTCCTTTTCCTGCCAGGCGATGCACACCTCGCCGCTGCCTTCGCCCTCTTGGAATAGGTTTGCCATGCCGCGAAGCTCAAGCTGTTCGTGCGCGGCTTGCACCATGCGGCCGGCGCGAGCGGCGCCACTGGCGAGGATGGCGAGCTTGCCGGCGGCGTTCGCTTCGGCTCGGGCTTCCTGCGCTTTCTTGGTGCGCCAGTCGGGATAGTCCAGCACGACGATCTCGCGGCCGCGGCCGATCAGCATGGCGTGCGCTACATTGCCGATGTCGAACTTGGTGGCGTTGTCTGGCTTGAAGTGCGTGTTGAGGCGAGGGTGTGCGTACCAAGCATGGAGCGGCGAACGGTCGAGCAGGATCTTGGCGATCGACTGCGACAGCGATGGTTCGGTGCAGGGGTCTTTGAGATAGTCGTTCGTCGAGATGTTTGGGTAAACACCAGGAGCAGAAATCATAGATGCACCCATGTTTTGCGGCGCAGAACGCAATGCACAGCGTTTGGCGAAACGCCGAAGTCTTGCGCGGCTTGTTTGCCGCCGCCGTGATAGTCGTAGTTTTTTCTGATCTGGCCGACCTGATCGGCTGTCAATTTTGCCCAAGGCGCAAATTCACCAGATAACGAGCCGCCCCTGGCGCGACCCTTCGCGCACATATCGGCGTTGTTGTCCGCGATGGTGCCAAGAAAGAGATGCTCAGGATTGACGCAACTTCGATTGTCGCAGCGGTGGCACACGCAAAGATTGCCAGGATCGGTTCCGGTTGCCAGAAAAAATGAATATCGGTGTGCCAGCACCGGTCCAGTGGGCTTCATCGCAAACTGGCCGTACCCGCTGCGGTTTATTGATGCCGCCCACAGCCAACAGCCATCGGTCTTTTTGACCTTTGCCCAAAAACGACGCTCGGCGTTTGCTGAAATTCTCATTGCTGACGGGCTACGGGAAATGGACACGATGCCGGGACGCGGGATCATGCGGATTTAACTCCAAGAGCTTTAGCGATGGCCTCGTTGGTGATCCGCTCGCACTGCTCGATCCCGGCAAGCATTCCCATGCCGTGAGCTTCGCGGAGTGCAATCGCGAGATAGCGGATCGCCGCCTCTGGCTCGGCGGTTTCCAGAATGTCGTACACATGCGCCGCCTTCTTGCTGGCCCATTCGCTCATGCTCCCTCCTCCGGGTTGATCTGGATGTCACGGTGAGGATTGAAGCGGGCGCGCAGCTCGTCGGCGGCCTCGCGGTGCGCCTCGCGCATGCACTCGGCCCACGGGATGCCCCAAGAATGGAATTGCTTGGCGCGCCCGATCACCTCGGCGCGGTCAATGCGGCCGAACTCGGTGGTGAGGCTCATGGCAGTATCAGAATGGCGGCGACGAACCACAGAACGAGCCAGAGGCCGCTGACGAGGTTGGTGGCCATCACACGGCCTCCGCCGAAGTGGCGCGGTCGGGCGCGGTGGCCTCGGCCTCTACAGGAACCCACTCCTGATCGTGTACGGCGGCCCTACGTTTGACGATTTCCTCGTCATCGACCAGGAACCAGCCGCAGCTACAAAAACCTCTCCAGAGGCCGTTAAAACGGTTTTTCTCGAATGTGACGGAATGGACGGTGGGCATGTCAGGGCTCCAGTGTTTCACGTGGAGCCAATATTTCGGAAAATCAGAAACTTGGCAAGTTGAAAATTCGGAAAATCAGAAAATAATGCGGGACTGGATCATATCCGTTGCAATGAGGATGGTGTGCGCGGCGCTGGGCGCGGCGCGTTGCGCAGGTCCAATATGAACATCGTTAAGTATTCGCGCGAAGTTTGTCGCAGTTGGGCAATTACATTGCGGACCATGTCTGGGTCGCGAATTTGCGTCAGAAGGTACCGCTGGTAGTCGGATTCGATTGATGCGCAGTACGCCTGAGCCGCCGTGACGATCGTTTCCGCCGGTTCCTGGGCGCTTGCCATTTTGGTAGCATAATCCTCCACGCATAATTTGTGAGCGCGGACAAAGACTTGTGCCGCTTTCTGCGATTGTGCGATTTTGGCAGCGAAGTCCCGGGTCGATTCACTAACAGGTTGCGTGGCGGGCTGAACGGAGGGGGGAGGGGTGGCTGGCGCCACCAGTGTATCGGCGCGAGAAATTGGGGCGGCTGGTCTAGTGTCGCTTGTGCATCCTGTCATCAGCAGGCCCACCGCCGCCAACACTTTCCAATGCTGCGGCAACATTATCGTCGGCCGTGGGCTGCGTTTAACGGCAGCTCCTTGGTTTTTGCGTCGGCGTGCAGCTTTGCCGCCCGCCGGGCCCGTGCGGATGCCCGCTCCTTCAATCTCTGAATCTGACCGCGGGGTAGGGTGACGAAAATCTCGCCGATCCATTCGAGTCTTACGTTTTTGATCGGGTCGGCGTTGAAGCTGTTTAGGTTGACCAGCGTGGATGATTTTCCACGCTCAATTGTTTTGAGGTACCGCTGGCCGGTCTTAAGCCGGACTGCGGCTTCTTCGCCATAGAAGCTCGCAAGCGGGTGGCGCTGATCCCGATACACCACGATCACGTCGCCGTTTTCGTATTTTGGCATCATGGAGGGACCGGACACCTCAAAGGCAATGGTTTCCTCTGGAATGGGGAACGGTAATTCAACTGTGAACAACCCTTCCGGCGGCACTTGCTCAAATTCCGGCTCGATCACGGCGCCGGCACCGATGCGCCCCATCACCTTGACGGAATTGAGTTCCAGATAATCGATGATTGGCTGGATTTCTTGGGCCTTGATCTGTCTCTCGCCGCTAAAAATCTCTGAAATAGCGCCAGGTCGCACGCCCATAGCCACAGCTAGGCCGCCCTTTGTCTTGTCCGGCTTCGCCAGCCCTCGCTTAATCGCCTTGATATCTAGCATGGCACCATCTTTCTGATATTCAGAAACGATGGCAATTCCGCTTATCCGAAAACGCCCTTGACTTAAATTTCGGAATATCAGAAATTGCCGGAATGGACCCGGCGACTTCGATTATCAAAAAACTCGGCGGCGAAGCTCTCGTCTCAAAGATCACTGGCACGGCGTTCACGGCGCCATACCGGTGGCAACAAGAAAAATCTAAGGGCGGGACCGGTGGTCTGATCCCGCAGCGTCATCATCGTTCCCTGCTCGACTACGCGCATCAGAACGACATTCCCTTCGTCGCAGAAGAATTTCTGCCAGCACGCGAAGCTGGCGCTAACGAAGTCATGAGCACAAATTCCTTGGGAGGGCGAACGTGAAGCCCTTCCCAAATTCGGTGGGAGCAGACGCGCAGGCGATGCTGCGCGAACTAGCCGAACCTTGGACTGTAGGCGACCGCGTTAAGGCGGCGATTGATCGGGCGGCGCGGCGTTGTGGGCTTTCGTACTGGCGTGCGTTCGACATTTGGTACGGCAAGGCGCGGCGCGTCGAGGACGCCGAGCGAGCGCGTATTGCCGAGGCGTTGGAAACCAAACGCACTAGGGCGGCGCGCAATGAATTTCACGAACTCAAGAAACGGCTGGCGATCTTGGAATCGCGCCTTAACCAAATCGACCCGGATTTTCATAGCCCGGATGTTGCTGCGGCTCGGGAACAGGTGCGCCGGCTTGGCCGTGTGGATCGCTCCGGAGATTGAGGAATGACGATGACGGGTGATCGTTAAGTCTGTCTGTCTTTGTTGCGTCTGTAGCGTTTTCAACACCAATGAGAAAGACACGCATATGGGCGGCAACGGCTACGACGCTGAGCGGATATTGCGCTACGTCTCGCGGATCGAGCAGCTCAACCGCACCAAGCAAGTCGTGCGCGACGACGCCGCCGACGAATGCAAGCTCATCAACGCCGACATCGAGGCGGTATTCGTTGAAGCGCTTGAGGACCACGGCATCCCATCCAAGGCGCTGCGCTCGGTGATCCGGGCACGCGCGCTTGAGAAGAAGGCCGACGGCATCCGCTCCGGTCTGAAAAGCGACGACCAGGATAGCTACGACATGATCCGCCTTGCGCTCGGCGATCTCGCCGACACGCCGCTCGGCGAAGCTGTCACCAGCAAGTTCGTCCCGCCCGACACGTCCGACACGCCGTTCTGACCATGCAGGCGATCCCGCTCAGCGAGAACCAGATCCAGCGCGCCGTGTTCGACAATCTGCGCCAGCACGCAGCGCCCGGCGTGTTTGCGTTCCATCCGAAGAACGGCGGCATCCATCAGCGCGGCCGCCGCCGCGGCATCAACGCCGGTCTCGGCGTCGTGTCCGGCATTCCAGACGTCATCGTGATCCGGCCCGGCCAGGTGTTTGCGCTCGAACTCAAGACCACCAGCAAGAAGGCCACCGTGTCCGACGAGCAGATCGCGACCATGAAGAAGATGGAAGCGGTCGGTGTGATCTGTCACGTCGCGCGTGGTCTCGACGCCGCGCTGCACTGGCTCAAGGAACATGGGTTGTTGAGGGGCACCGTATCCTAGCGATGGAGGTCTGGATGAGTGAAGCAGGCAATGGCAATGGTACCAACCAACTCCCGCCCAAGCGTGAGGCCATCGTCGATATGGGCAACCGCTTGCATCAGGAAGTTTGCAACGAGCGCGACGAGCTGCGCGACGAGGTGGCGTTCCTGAAAGTCGAGCTCGCCGCGCGGGACAAGCAGCTCGAAACCTTGCAGAGCCTGATGAACATGATGGAGAGCCGCGTCATCAGCGCCACCGAGGCGCGTGACGAGGCCATACGCAAACACGCCGAGCTTCAAGGTCTGTTCATCGGCTTTAAGGCTCAGATGTTGGCATTCCAAATACCTGCAGCGCCGTTGGTTCGCGAAGTCACCGACGAAACCGAGGGTGCTGGCGATGAGATCAAGGGGACCGCGTAGCCTCACGGTAGCGGCGCTGTTTGTTGTCTGGTCGGTCTGTGAGGCAGTCGGCGCCGACGTCGGTTTGAGGGCGTGTTTGTCGAGGAGCGAAGCGAGAGCCATGTATCCGCGCGCCTATTTGTATTGGCACTACGACAGGCCGTTGCGGCAACGCTGTTGGAGCAACCGCCGCGGTGGTCCGCCGCTCACCCTCACCGCCTTCGCCCGTCCCGAACCGGCGCCGACCTGGATCTACCCGCCGCAGCTCGGGATGCCGCAGCGGCCGGAATTGCCGCCAGTCTCGGACGTGCTCGACGAGCCGACCTGGTTCTGGGTGCAGCAGGCGCGCGAGCCGGACCACGAGCCGGTCTATTCGACGTTCGGTCCCGATAACCCCGAGCCGGATACCTGGCCGCATATCGAGACCGGGACCAACAGGACCGTCGTGATCGTCGCCATGGTCGGCCTAGCCGAGCTGCTGCTCGCGCTGCTGCTGCTGTGGCGCTGGCAGCAAAACAGACTGCGGGTGTCGCGATGATCTCGGCACAGGCGCACGCACTCGCCGACCGCAAGGACGATCTCTATGAGACGCCCGAGGTGGCGGTCGAGGCATTGCTGCGGGTCGAGAAGCTGCCACACCATATCTGGGAACCAGCCTGCGGTCCCGGCAGCATCGTCAACGTGCTGCGCGCCGCCGGTCATGAGGTCCATGCGACCGACCTGGTCGACCATGGTTGTCCCGACAGCGAGTCCGGCGTCGACTTCCTAATGGAGTGGGCACCCGGCTTCCCTGCCATCGTGACCAACCCGCCGTTCAAGCTCGCCGCCGCGTTCGTGGAACACGCGCTGACGCTCTCGCCCAAGGTCGTCATGCTGCTGCGTCTGGCCTTCCTTGAAAGCGAGCGGCGCACGTCTATTCTCGACAACGGGCAGCTCGCCCGCGTGTACGTTTTCCGCAACCGCCTGCCGATGATGCACCGCCATGGCTGGCAGGGGCCGCGCTCGAGCAGCGCCGTGCCGTTCGCGTGGTTCGTCTGGGATCGCAACCACTACAACCGACCGACCGAGCTGCGGCGGCTGACGTGGGTGGCGGCATGAGTAGAGTCACACCAGAGTTGCTAGCACGCGCCAGTGTGCGTCTTGCCACAACCAAGGCCATCGCCAAGGCACGCAACAATAATTTTATCTACGTTATTGGCCGACAAGATGGGCCAGTGAAAGTTGGCGTGACGAGTAATCCCCAGTCGAGGCTAGGTCAGATTCGAACCGGATGCCCATTTCATGTTGAGTTGCTTCACGCCGAGCCAATGCTGAGCCGCGCCCATGCCCTTCAACATGAGGCTGATTTTCATGCGGTCTATGAGGAGAAGCGATTAAACGGCGAGTGGTTTGACATCGACGCCGAACTTGCCATCGAACTGATTGAAACCGGCCTAGATCATGAATCTTGGTTTCAGGAAACACGGGGATGAGCGAGCGCGGCGTCTTTGCGGTCGACCGTGGGGTTTTCGATCACCCTGCATTCCCCCGCGAGCCGTTTACCCAACGTGAGGCATGGACTTGGCTAATCGCCGAAGCGGCATGGAAAGCACATCGTCGCCGTGTGGGAAATCTACAAGTCGAGTTGAGGCGCGGGCAGCTTGCCGCCTCAATCCGATTTCTGGCTGTGCGATGGCGCTGGCATCGCGCCAAGGTCGAGCGTTTTCTGGACAAGCTAAAAACCGAGACAATGGTAGGGACAACAATCGAGACAGGCATCACCATCATAACGATATGTAATTACAATAAATATCAGCGCGTATCACTTCCAGACGAGACAGCAACAAGGACAGCAACAGGGACAGAAGCGAGACAGCAGCGAGACAAAGTAGAATACAAGGAAAGCAAGGAAGAAGATTCAGAAGCTAAAGCTTCTGACGCGAGCGCGTCTCCCGACGTCCGAACCGAATTGTTCCGACGCGGACTCGTAACACTCGCCAGAATTACCGGCAAAACACCAAACTCATGTCGATCACTGATCGGCCGATGGCTCAAAACCGTCGATGACGAAGCCATCCATGTTCTCGGCGCGATCGAGGAGGCTGATCATAACCGGGTGGCCGATCCGGTGGCGTGGATAAACCGCACGTTACAGCCGCGCCAGCGCGTCGGACCGGAGGACAAGTCAGTCCACAGCGCAATCCGGCGGCTGCGCGAAAAACAAGCCATGTGGGAGAGGGGCGATGAACGAGACCTGCTCGGCGAGCTACGCGATGGAACGGGCGCAACTGATGTTCGGGTGCTACCGCCGAGGTGATGCCAACGATCCCGACACCTACGTTGCCGCCGTCTCCATGGTCTTATCCCGGTACAGCGCCGAGGTGGTCAAGACTGTCACCGATCCGTTCTCCGGCCTGCCGTCCCGAAAGAGCGAGAGCGGCTGGACCGGCCTGCCCGATGTGGCTGACGTCAAGCAAGCGTGCGAGGACGAGGCGGCGCGGGCTGAGCGGTATCAGCAGCTCGGTGCCCGCAAGCCCGTCCCACGCATCGAGGGGCCGAAACTGCCGGGTCGGCGCGGCAACGTCTTTGTGCCGGTCGGCGTGCCGCAATATCCGGCCATGGTTGAGCGTTGCAAGACGGCGGATCCGGCCGACTGGCGGACCGATTCTTTCAACGGCAAGACCGGGATCTGGGTGCCTTACCCTTGGCTGATCGACGCGCCGCGGGCGGCCAGGACATCGTTCACGACCTTTACAGACGCCCAGCTCCGCGAGCTCTACCCGCAGCCCAAAGCCATGGTCAAAGACGAGGAGGAGGGGGTGCCGTTCTGATGCAGACGCCCTCGCCATTGGAGGCGGCGATGCTGGCGGCTCTCAAGCCGAAGAAGAAACGGCGGCGCAAGAAGAAGAACCGCGGCAAGGTGATCGTGCCGTTCTACCGCGCGCTCATGCTTGAGCTGGAATGCCGCCGGCAGGCGACCGGGATCAGCATGGAACAGATGAACGAGCTGATGGGCAACGCGGAAAGATCGTATGCCAAGATGCTACATCCCGAGACGCCGAGTGGTCGCTTGGCGCGCTGGCCGACCATCCAGAAAGCCATAGACGTATTGTTCATGGATGGTTTCCGGCTGCGGATCGAGCGCTCGAATGACGGCCCGCTGACCACGGCGGGGACGCGGGAACGCATCCATAATTCAGCGCGCTTTTATGATCGCAGACTGTTCCGCGAGCACATGAGCGAGATCGCAAGCGTGCGCGCACGCATCATCCCGCCTGAGAAGTTATCTGCCATCGGTCGTAAGGCTGCGAAAGCACGCTGGCGCAAGGTCCGTCGGGACCGCCATGGTCTACCGTCGGCGAATGGTCAGCGTGTCGGTCCAGTCGAACTCAAGACCCGCTGAGACGGCAGCGCAGGCTACGGCTGGTCTAAAAACTCCCGCGGAATCCCGTATTTGAGATACATGGTCACAAGCTTGGCAAGGGTTTCCGGCACCGGATCAACCTCGCCGGCAGCGTATTTCTGGATCTGCCGGCGTTTCACACCTAAGACCCGAGCGGTGACTAGGCCGTGGGGAAGTAGGCTGAGCTTCTTTAAAGCCGCTAGATATTGTTTTTTTGTCATGGTTTACCTCTCGGTTGGTTGCTCGTTGCGGTTCGGCGTCCTCTCGGGCCTTGAGCGGACGGGTGACAAGTGGCCGGCGGGTGTCACCCCGCCGGCCGCGCCTTTCTGTAGTGCGTCCTAGTCCAGCACGGCCGCGATCGAAAGCACGGCGATAGATGCCAGCGTGCAACCGATGCCGATTGCTAAGAATGCGATATTTTCCATTGTCGTGATTCTCGGTTTGCCTATGTCACTAGGCGGGGTTTACGCTGCTAGGGCTTCCGGTTCCGCGATCGCACGGCCGCGGAGATAATCGGCGGCTTTTTGGGCTTTCGACGCACAAGTGAAAATCGCGCGTTTGTCCGCTTTCAACACCTTGAGCCACCCGTCCAAATAGGCCGCTTGGTTGTCGTGCGCGTTGTCAAAACCAAACTCGGCGCAAAGGAACGCGGCGCCAAGCTCGGCCACAAGTTCCTCAGCGGCGTAGGAGTCGGTATCGAAACGGCCCTTGAGGTCGCGATCGAGGCGCGACTTGTGCCCCGTCCAGTGAACCAACTCATGGAACGCCGCGGCGTAATACTCGGGCAGGCTGTGAAAGTCTGACCAGGCCGGCACGGTAATGAAGTCCTTGGAGGGGATGTAGCAGGGACGGCCGGCGCCCTCGCGAAAGTCGGCGCCGCTCGCCTTAATGAAGTCGTCAGCCAAAGCCTCGCGGGTGTCGGGGTTGATGCGGCCGGCATCGGGGCCGCGGCGGACATGCTCGGGCAAGCCGTCGCATTGGTCGACGTTAAAAACGTAATATTCTTTCAGCATCGGGATCCGCTTAACGGCGTCCTCGCTGTTGCTCGGTTCGCTGCGGTCCCGCACTTCCAATTGCTTGAAGTACACAATCCGGGTCGATTTCTCGCCAGCCCGCACGGTTCCGCCGGCCTGCTTGGCCTGCTTAAACGTCAGATACCGCGGTGAGCTATAGCCCTTGTCCGCTGAGAGCCAGAACAGCAGGACGTTGATGCCGCTGTAGGGGCGGTTGCTAATCGCATTCATGGGCACGCTAGTTCCAGCGTTCCAGCCCCGCACCCACGGCACAGTCCCGGCCTCAAGCTTGGCAATCAGCCGGTCGGTAATCTCGGCATAAAGATCGCGTTTCATGTGAAGTCCTCTCGGTTCAATGCCCCGTGTCACCAGGGCGACAATTGCAACATACGCATAAAGTGCGCATGGCGTCCATTCACGAATTGTTACGAACAAAAGGCGTATGGTTCAGCGGCTTAAACCCGTGCGTTGATGAACAGCCGCCGCGCCGCTCAACCTGGGCGGATGCGGCCGGCGCCCAATATCGTCAAAGCGAAGCAAGCCGAGATCGCGCAACGCTACAGGCGGCGCCGTAAGAACCGAACGCCGGCTCAATTGGCGGCGCTGCGGCTGCGCGATCTGACCGCGCTCTATCGAGCTCGGTATGGCTGGGTGCTGCCGGATGATGACGCCGGCCGCGATGACGCAGGGATAGTGCTCGCCCATATGGCGACGCTGGCAAGCGCTCGCGGCCGCATGTCGGCATGGCTCGCCCAATGGGCGCCGTGGATGACAACCGGCGAGGCGGGCACAATGATCAATTACACCCTGACAAGCCCGCGCTACTGGACGGCCGATGCCCTGGCATGGCGGCTGCATTTGACGGCCGCTGACAGGGCAGAACTCAAGATAACCACCATAGGCGCCACCGATCTGCCGAAAGCCGCCCGTATAGCCCTGAGAAAGCGAAAAGATCGCGACCGAAAGCGAACCGCCAGAGCCGCACAAAAAGCCGCGTCCGCACCATAAGAGCTTCTATATGCTGCGGACAGACTTCGCCAGGCGGCGTCATCCCGCCAGTGCGTTGCACTGATCACACTCGCTCCGCAACCATCCCGCCATGCTTCCGGCAATTCCAGACGCAAACACGCACAAACAACGCAAGCCGCGAGCCATTTCCCGCCGAATGCGGCAAGTCCTGATCAATCTCGCTACCAAAGGCGTTACGCAGCGTGAGGCCGCACGCCTCGCAGGCATGAACGAAAGCCACCTATCCCGTGAATTGAGGAAACCTCAAATACAGGAGTTTATCGCGCGCAAAGCACGCGAAACCCTTACGTTAGGCACATTGCGAGCGTCGGCGCGTGTTGTGGAATTGATCGATGCAGACAGCGGTCACGTGGCACTTGATGCGAGTAAGCACGTCCTAGCCCTTGACGGCATTGCGCCGCAGGAACGTGGCCAAGTCGCTGTGAATGTTGGTGTTTCGGTCGGCTATGTCATCGACCTTGCGGGACCGCGCGAAACGCCAAAGCCCGCCATTGAGAACGATAGCCAATGAAAACAACGGGTTAATCGCCTGCGTCGCTAATGAACCATTAGCGCACCATACGCAAACGAGATCGGACGGCACACGCGATCGCCGAGAACCTGGTGGGCGGACCGGCGGGGGGCAAAAACGGCGCCGCGCGGTCGGTCCCCCGTTTGCCCCTCTAAAATATCTGCCCCTTCATTTTGTTTTTTGGTTTTGAATTTTTTTGTCTGAAAACGTCGCTGGTTTTTTGGTGCGTTGGTTTGGTTGGTTGTGAGTTGGGTTAATTGGGTTCTGGCGGCGTTGGGGAGAGTTTTACTTTCTTCCTCGGAAGGCCGTTTGCTTTCGTGGCCGCGGGTTTGGTGTTTGTTGTTGAGAGGTGTGTTGCGATGGTTGAGTTCACGTACTGGCGGGCGAATTTGCCGATGGGTTGGCGGGCGTGTGCGTGCCGGATGAATTTGCATTGGCGGCTGGCGGTGCGGCGGATGTGACGGAGGTCTGGTGATGGGCAAGCGGAAGAAGTTGGCGGCGGTGAAGGCGGCGAAGAAGGCGAAGGCTGTGGTGCGGAAGCCGAGGAAGGCCGGGCGCAAGGGCAAGAAGAAGGGGCTGCAGGAGTTTGCCGAGGGTGTTGCGCCGGCGCGTTCGGCGGATGCGTATTTGATCCCGGAGGTTCCTAGCGACGAGTATCCGGTTGAGTTGACGGAGCCTGCGGCGGTGAAGCGGCCGGCTGCGGGTGCGGTGGAGCCGGCGCTGGTGGTTCCGTACATCCGGGCGTGGCCGTCGCGGATGGCGCCGCAGGCGGCGAGCGAGATTGATCTGGTCAGCCGGGTGGAGCGGATGTTGGCGATTCGTTCCAAGGTTGGGGTCGAGCGGGTGGTGCAGCGCGGGCTTTCGTCGCGGCTCAAGGGCGGCAAGTGAGATGGGCGAGCTGGTCGAGTTGCCGGTGGTGTTTCGCGACAGCGACGGTTGGCGCTCGCAGGAGATCCGGCGGCGGCGGCTGTGGCAGGCATTCGGCGACCGGCTGTGGGAGGTGACGGTGGAGCTGCCGGTGGTTCTGGTCGATGGGCCGGCCGAGGATCCGGCGGCTTGACGATAGGGAGACGGATCAGATGCCATTTCGCAAGGTGGGGCGGTCGTACCGTTCGGCGTCGGGGAAGAAGTACACCGCGCGTCAGGTGCGGGCGTATTATGCGACGTCGGGTTTCAAGCGGTCGCCGCGGCGGCGCCGCCGTTAAGCGTTTCACATGAAGCAGTTCAAGCCGGACGGCGAGGTGCTGCGCGCGTTCATGTCGTCGTCGGCGCTGGTCAAGATCATCCAGGGGCCGATCGGGTCGGGCAAGACCCTGGCCTGCGCGATGAATTTGTGGATGAAGGCGCTGCAGCAGGTGGTGCGGAGCGACGGCTGCCGGTACGGCCGCGCGCACGTGTTCCGCGACACCTACAACAAGCTCGAGGACACCACGCTCAAGACCTGGCTGGAGTGGTTTCCGGAAGCCGAGTTCGGACGCTTCTACTGGTCGAAGCCCATGCTGCACGAGATGCGGATCGGCAACATCCGGTTCGACGTGCATTTCGTCGCGCTGGAGGACGATCGCTCGGTCGACTACTTCCGGTCATTGGAGACCACGATCTGCTGGTTCAACGAATTGCAGTTCATGGACCGGCCGCTGTTCGACGAGGCGGTGACGCGGGTCGGCAGGTATCCGCGGGCGATCGACGGCGGCGCGGTGATGCCGCAGGTGATCGCCGACATGAACGCGCCGGACGAGCACCATTGGGTGCCGATCATGCGCAAGGATGTGGCGGTGCCGGACTGGTTCTCCGAGGACCAGCGGCGGGCGCACAAGCAGCCGGAGAACTGGGAGTTCTACGTGCAGCCGCCGGGGCTGATCGAATTAAAAGACGGCGAGGATGTGCGCTACGAGCCGAACCCGGAGGCCGAGAACCTCAAGTTCCTGCCGGGCGGGCCGCAGTATTACCTCAACGCCACGCAGGGCAAGACCAAGGCGTGGATCGACGCCAACGTCCTGAACCGCGTGTCGGCGCGGCGCGACGGCAAGCCGGTGCTGCGCGACTTCAACAGGAAGGCCCATGTGGCGGCAAAGCCGATCGAGCCGATGCCGGGCGTCGACATCCTGATCGGCTGCGATTTCGGCCGGCGGCCGTGCGCCATCTTCGGCCAGTACGTGCGCGGCGCCTGGACCATCATCCACGAACTCATTTCGCGCGACATGGGGGCGGACCAGTTCGCGCCGCGGCTGAAGAACGAGATCGCGCAGAAGTTCCCCGGCTTCCAGTTCAAGATCTGGGGCGACCCGTCCGGCGACTATCCGGGCCAGAACGACCAGCAGACCCCGTTCCAGATCTTCCGCAAGCACCGCCTGCCGATCCTCGAGGCGCCGAGCATTCTGTTCACGGTGCGGCTGCAGGCGATGGAGGCGGTGGTGACGCGGATGACCGAGGGGCGCCCGGCGTTTTCGGTGTCGCCGTCGTGCGCGATGCTGATCGCGGCGCTGGACGGCGGCTGGCGGTTCCGGCGGCTCAAGGTGATGGGCGAGCGCTACGCCGATGAAGCTGAGAAGGACCACTATAGCGACCCGGCTGATGCCTGCGGCTACCTGCTGCTGGGCGGCGGCGAGGGCCGCGTGCTGCTGCGCGGATCCGCCGAACCGGCCAGGCCGGTGCAGACCAAGCGGCCGTTCAACCCGTGGAAGGAGACGCGGCGCCCGGCGGTGCGGGGATGGTGATCAACCAGCATTACTTCCAGATCGAGCGGCCGTGGCTCGTCTTTTTCCGGCATCGCACGCCATACCGCCTAATGGAATATGCGCTCCCGCCGGGCTTCCGGCACGTCTCGGCGGCGGGCTATTTCTCGGCGGCCGAGCGCTGGGTGTTCTTCGACCCGTCCACCACCGCGACCGGGATCTTCGTGCTGGAGGGGGTCGAGGCCGACGTGCTGCTCGGGCACTGGCTCGACCAGGCGGGCGGCGTGCTCCGCGTGCATTCCAGACGGCGGCGCTATTACTGCCCGGTGGTGGCGAGCTGCACGGGCGCGGTCAAGGCGCTGCTCGGCATCCATGCCCCTAGTGCGTTGCTGCCCCGCCAACTCTATCGCCACCTTGTCCGGCACGGCGCCGAGGTGGTGCCAATTCCAAAGGAGACCGAACCGTGGGCGGGATATTCGGCGGCGGCGGCGGCACCGACTGGAACCAGGTGATGCAGCAGCAGCAGGCGGCGGAAGCCTCGCGGCGCGTCGAGGAGGACCGCCAGCGCGCCGAGGACACCCGCCGCCGCGAGGTGCAGCTCGGCTTGTCGCAGCAGACCGCACGGCGGCGCGGCCTGGGCTTGCGGTCGCTGCTCGGCCTCGACGTCGGCGGGCTGGTGACGCGGCTCGGGTCTGGCTGACATGGCTGAATACGGCAGCGCCGGCAACAACGTCGTCAGCCTGCGAAAGCAGGCGCGCGGCGTGATGGGGACGGAGACCGCCGAGGAGCGCGAGCTGGTGCGGCAGTGCCAGGTCCGGATCCAGCGCGCCGAGACCGACCGCAACCGCCACAAGGGACGGATCTCCGACATCAACAAGTACGCCATGCCGTGGCGGCACAAGTTCGACGCCAACCAGCCGAGCGGCTCGCAGGACGACGAGATCTTCGACACCACCGCGATGACGGTGCTCGAGGACTTCGCCGCCGACATGCAGAACACCTTCACGCCGATGAAGTCGAGCTGGGTGGAGAGCAAGCCGGTCAAGAAGCTCGATGCCGGCGACATGGGCATCATCAAGGACGCGCTCAAGCAGTACGACGACATTTTGTTTTCGGAAATGCGCCGCTCCAATCTCTACCAGGCGCTGCAGGAGGGCTACCACGACCTCGGCGCCGGGACGATGGCGCTCTCCATCAACGACATCAACATCGCCGAACCGATCCACTGCGAGGCGATCCCGTCGACCGAGCTGCTGCTCGATCGCGGGCTGTACGGCAAGATCGACGGCATGTGGCGCAAGTGGCCGAAGAAGCGCGGCGAGGAGATCGGCGTGCAGTGGCCGATGGCAAAAGCTCCCCTGCCCGGCAAGCTCGAGGTCGGCGACGTCGACGAATACGACGTGATCGACGGCGTCTATCGCGACTGGTCGACGCCTGCCGTCGAGCGCTGGTGCTACGTGGTGATGCTCTCGGGACGGCTGGCCCACACCGAGCACTTCACCGGGCTTGGCTCCAACCAGATGATCGTGGCGCGCTGGCTGCGCGACTCCACCACCGCGTGGGGCGTCGGGCCGACGTATCTCGTGACGCCCGCGATCAAGACGCTCAACTACCTGCAGGAGAAGGAACTCAACGCGGTCGACCGCGCGGTCGATCCGGTCTGCTCGTATGAGGACGACGGGGTGATGAACCTCGAACAGGGCGTCGAGCCCGGACTGTGGATTGCCCGCGCGGTCGGTTCCGACGCGCCGCAGGTCATCGAATCGCGCTCGCAGTTCGACGTCTCGTTCGCCAAGCGCGAGGATCTGGTCCACGAGATCAAGCGCGCGCACTATCAGGACCGTCCGGAACAGACCGGCAAGACGCCGCCGACCGCGACGCAGTGGGCCGACGAAGCAGCGGAACGCGCCCGGCGCATGGGCACGCCCGCCACCAACCTCGTGCATGAGCTGCAGTACGCCATCGTGCGGCGCTTCGCCTACCTGCTCAACCGCCGCGGCGTGCTGCCCAAGATCGAGCTCAACGGCGCCGAGATCGCGCTCGAGCCGGTGTCTCCGCTGTTGCGCGCGCAGGAGCAGGAGGAAGTGGTCCGCGTCCAGCGCTGGCTTGAAAGCATGGCCGGGATCTACGGGCCGCAGACCGTCTTGGTGATCTCCAAGCCCGCCGAGGTCTCGACCTATCTCGCCGACAAGCTCGGCGTGCCCGCCTATCTCGCCAACGGCACCGCCGAGATCCAGGCGGCGATGGCGCAGTTCGCGCCGCTGATCCAGCAGACCACGGGCGGCGGCGGCATCCCTGCGGAAGCTCCGCAGCCGGTGCCGTGATGGCGCCGCGCGGCTGGAATCCGGAGACGATCGCCGACACCGAGAAGCGGCTTGCGGCCGAGGCCGCCGCCGACGAATGGGCGAGCCTGCATGCGGCGGTGTTCGGCGCCGGGCCGGGCCAGGAGCTGCTCGCCAAGTACCACAAGCTGCTGATCGAACAGACCGCAGCTCCAACCGCGCCCGAGGCGGTGCTGCGCGTGCAGGACGCCCAGCGTTCGCTGATCCTGCAGATCGAGCGCCTCACCGCCAAGGGTCTGAAGCTGCCGATGCGGTAATAGTGCGTTGCCCGACATTCCTCCCGCGCGGCAGTTTTGCGGCGCATGGCTGATCTACCTCCTCTCGGAACTCCCGCTCCGCCGGCCACCCCTGGCGGAACCGGGACTACGCCGCCGCCCCCGGCACCTGGGACTGCACAAGCAGCAACCCCGTTGACGACACAGCCGCCATCTGCCGGGGCGGCGGCTCCTGCGGCACCGGCCGGACCGCTCGCCGCGTTCTGGGATCAGGGCAAGAACGCGCTCGACATCGACAAGCTTTCGACCGCCTTCATCGAGCGCGACGCCGCGTTCGTAAAACAGACCGAGCGCGCCAAGGCGCTGCCGGGCAAGCCCGAGGAATACGAGACCAAGCTGCCCGAGGGCATGAAGCTGCCGGACAATTTCAAGTTCGACGACAAGGCAATCGCTGCCGCGCGTGCCGTGGCGCACAAGAACGGGCTCGACCGCCAGACCTTCTCCGAGCTGCTCGGCGTCTACACCCAATATCAGACCGGCGTGCTCGCCGCAGCGCAGGCCGAGCACCAGGCCATGGTGGCGAGCGAAGTGCAGAAGATGGGCGGGGCGCCCGCCGTCGAAGCCCGCCACGCCCCGCTCAAGAGCTTCCTCAACTCCCATTTTGCCGCCGACGAACAGGCCGAGCTCAACCTGATGTTCGCGACCGAGGCCGGCACCCGCACGATCGAGAAGATCGTCAAGGCGCTCAATTCCAGCAGCATGCCGCTGCGCGTCGACAACACCGCGCCACAACCGACGCAGCCGGAAAAAACATTCGCCGAGAAAATGTGGCCGAACGGCTTCTCCAATCCGCAGCAAGCAAAGGCTAGTTGAACATGGCTACCATCGGAACCGCTGTTACCCTTGCCGATCATGCGAAGCGCATGGATCCCAACGGTGCCATTGACGCCATCGCGGAGATCCTCGCGCAGAAGAACGAGCTGCTGGCGAGCGCGGCCTGGCAGGAAGGCAACCTGCCGACCGGGCACCGCGTCACCATCCGCTCGGGCCTGCCGGAAATCTATTTCCGCCTGCTCAACCAGGGCGTCCTGCCGTCGAAGTCGACCACCGTGCAGGTCGACGAGGGTACCTCGATCATGGAGGCGCGCTGCCAGATCGACAAGGACGTGGCCGAACTCAACGGCAACACCGCCGCGTTCCGCGCTTCGGAGAGCGCACCGTTCATGGAGTCGCACGCGCAGACGCTGGCGCGCACCTTCTGGTACGGCAACGCCGGGCTCGATCCCGAGCAGTTCACCGGGTTTGCGCCGCGCTATTCGGACAATTCCGGACCGGCCAACGCCGAGAACGTGATCGACGCCGGCGGCACCGGAAGCGACAACACCTCGATCTGGCTGATCGGCTGGGGCGAGAACGGCTGCTATGGCATCTATCCCAAGGGCTCCAAGGCGGGCCTGACCCACGAGGATCTCGGCCTGCAGGATGCGTTCGACTCCAACACCCCGCCGCGCCGGTTCCGCGCCTGGATGGACTGGTATCAGCAGAAGCCGGGCCTGTGCGTGCGCGACTGGCGCTACGCGGTCCGCATTGCCAACATCGACGTCTCGAACCTGGTGGCCGAGACCTCGGCGGCGGATCTGCTCGAGCTGATGGCGGTCGCGGTCGACAAGCCGCCGTCCGTCAGCGACGCCAAGTTTGCCTTCTACATGAACCGCACATTGCGGACCATGCTGCGGATCCAGTGCATGAATCGGCCGAACGTGTACCTGACGCCGGGCGGCGAGGAGAGTAAGCGCAAGCTCTCATTCGACAATATCCCGATCCTGCTGTCCGACCAGCTCCTCGTCAACGAGGCGGCCGTCACCTAAACCCGCGAGGACGAACCAGAGGACTTCAACGAGGACTTACCCATGATTATCGACCGCGAACTATTGTTCTCGAATGCACAGGCCGTCACCGCGACCGCCGCGTCGACCGACCAGGTCGATCTCGCACCGCTCGGTTTGGCGTCCAGCGCAGGCGGCACGACATCCAACAGCAATACCGGACGCGGTATCGGCAAGGGCGAGGAGCTCTACATCTTCATTTCGGTCGACACCACCATGACCGACTCCGGTTCGGACGCGACCGTGGCGATCACGCTCGAGACCGACGACAACTCATCGTTCTCCTCGGCGGCCACGGTGGCGACGCTGGTCACGGTCCCGGCGGTCCAGGTGGCGGGCACGCGCTACATCGTGCGGTTGCCGATCGCGACCACGGTGCCCTACGAGCGCTACCTGCAGCTCCGCTACACCGTGGCGAACGGTCCGCTGACGGCGGGCGCGTTCTCGGCGGGCATCGTCAAGGACGCCGACTCCATGATGCCGACGGCCGACGTTTACGTTGGCGGCTACGTCAACCAGGCGGGCTAGGATGGTCCCGAAATACAAGCTCAAGAAGCGGCACTATCTCAACGACCGGCAGTACGCCGCAGGCGCAGAGGTCGACTGGGAAGGCCCGCCTTCGCTCAACATGCTGCCGGCCAACGCGGCAGCGGAGAAGGCCAAGGAGCTGTACGAGGCCGACCGCAAGCAGCGTCAGCGAACCCGCAACAGTGTCGGCTGGACGCCGACGCTCGCCGCCAACGCCATGCGCTTCATCACGCAGCCTGATCCGGAACTGGAAGGCAAGGACGGCCAGCCAAGAGACCCGATGCCCAACATCAACATCGTCGGCAAGCCGAAACCGCGGCGGACTGCAGTCGAATAAATCGGAGGATCTGAATGGGCCAGCCTTATATTTCATCCAAGCGCCCGCTGTTCCTGGTCGGCGAACGCTGGGCGCAGCGTTCCACGGCGGCGGTGATGACCAACGGTCTCGACATCTTCCGGGTATACGGCACCATCAAACTGCTCGACCTGATCTCGGAATGCGTGACGGCGAACGACTCGACCGCCTCGACCTTGCAGTATCAGGCCGATCCGGACGTCGGCGCGTCAGCGACGATCTCGGGCGCGTCGGCCACGCTCGCCAGCGCTGCGGCGGGCGCCGCCGTCATCCTCAACGGCGACGCGCTGACCACGGCGCCTGCGGTCGCGGCGGTCGGCATCGCGATCGGCGGCAACCACCGCGGCATCATCATCCCGCCCGGCATCATCGAGCTCGTGGTCGGTACCGGCTCGACGACCGGCACCTGGCGGCACTTCTGCCGCTACCTGCCGGTCACCGACGGCGCCAAGGTCATGCCGATCTAAATGGGGGCTGACTTGTGGCGACGGTCTCTTGGACAAGCACCAATCTCAAGACCCACGGCGATAACGTCGTCGTGGTGTCGTGGACGCCGCTGACCAACACCAATCAGGACGGCCAGGCGTTCGAAATGCCCGGCTCGGCTGACCGCAGCGTGCAGGTGCTCGGCACGTTCGGCGCCGCTGGCAGCATCAATTTCGAGGGCAGCAACGAGGCCACGCCGACCACCTGGGCCATCCTCAACGACCCCTCGAGCGCGGCGCTGACGTTCACCGCCGCCAAGATCGAAGCCGTGCTGGAAATGACGCGGTGGGTACGGCCGAAGATCACCGCAGGCGACGGCACCACCTCCCTCACGGTTCTCATGGCGGTGAAGAAACCATGATGGCACCCCCGTCTAAAAAGCCGTCTGAAACGGTCCCGGCATCGTCCAGCACCGGCACCGACAAGATCAATGCGGCGAGCGAGCTGCGCTGGTTCTTCAACCGGCTGCGCGCCACCATGACCATTGCAGACGACCTAGAAAAGATCGGCTCGATGGAGAACGCGCTGGCGGAAAGCCAGAACACCCTCAAGAGCCTGACCGAACAGACCGACGATGCCAAGGCGAAGCTCGCGGCGCTGAAGGCGGATTGCGACGCCGCCGAAAGCCGCGCGGTGCGGATCGTCGACGAAGCGAATGCGAGGGCCGCCGCGGTCGCCAAGCAGAGCGAGGAGAACGCCCTCGCCAACACCAACAAGGCGCAGCTCGAGGCCAAGGCGATCGTCGACGACGCGAGGAAGCGCGCCAAGGATGTACTGGATCGCAACAAGGCGGCGCAGGCCAAGTACGACAGCATCATCGCGGAAACCGCCGAGGCACAGAAGAAGCTTGACGCGGTGAAGGGCGAACTGGCAGCGATCGCGCGCCGCGCCGTCGCGTAAGGGAGAACAACAATGGTTGCGTTCACCAAGTTTCAGGACACGGTCGAGCAGATGTGGACCGCCACGCACAACCTCACGGCGGCGGGCCATGTCGTGAAGGGCGCGCTGCATTCGGACGCGCCGGTTGTCGCGACCGACGACGAACTCGCTGATCTCTCGCAGCCGACCGGCACCGGCTACACCGCCGGCGGCGACGACACGCAGAACGGCATGACGGAATCCGGCGGCACCGCGACGTGGACGGCGGTGGACCATACCTGGACGGCGACGGCGGGCGACTGGACCGCGTTCCGCTATCTCGCCCACCACAACGACAACTCGACGACCGACAAGCTGCTGGGCGATTGGGACTACGGCTCCAACGTCACGCTGCTCAACGGCGAGACGTTCACCGCAGACTATGGGGCGAGCGTAGGCACTTTGGCATGAGCGATGAGGGCGTTACGCGAAGGGCGGTGGTGACGGGCGCGGCTGCTGCTGCGCCTGCGATGATCGTCCATTCGCTCGGTCACGCCTCTATCAGCAACACCCTGACGCCAGAGCAAGAGGAAGCAAAGTATCGTTCGCTCGGCCCGATCGCCGAACGGCATGGCCGCTTTCCCAAAGGGACGGTGTTGCCGGAAACGACCGTGCAGGCGTGCCCGCGCGTGAGGGTGAGAGATCTGCCGAGGGACTTCCTGCCGAGAAAGTATTTCGAGGCGCTCGAGCATAATCAGAAGATCGCGTCGTGCTGCCGGCATCCCGAGAACCACGACATCGAGGCGAAGAAATCGCATCGTCTTGAGCAAGCCCCCGACATCTACATTTTGCATTGCGGCTGCGGCCGGCGGCATTTCCGCTTTTGCTGCGGGCAGACCGATCCGTACCGTCCGTTTTGGGATGCCAGTCCGGCGGTAGCGCCCGCCGCAGCTTAACGGCGGGGGCGGTAGATGCCCTCGACCGGCGATCTCGTCCAGCAAAGCACCACCACCACCGGTACCGGCAACCTGACGGTCGCGTCGGTCAACGGCCGCCGCACGTTCGCAACCGTGTTCGGCACTGGCGGCACGACCAACGTGTTTTGGTATTTCGTTATGAGCCGTGACAATTCCGATTGGGAACACGGCACCGGCCACATGAGCGACTCGACGACATTGGTGCGCGACACCGTGATCTCGTCGTCGAACTCGAACGCGCTGGTGAACTTCGGCTCTGGAACGAAAGATATAACCAGCGACCAGCCGACCAGCGAGCGTGTCTACAAGACGCTCGACAACGCGCTGACGTCGGCCACCGACTCGACATCGACCTCAACCGGAGCGCTGAAACTGACGGGCGGCCTTGGGGCACAGGGCAGTATCCATTTTGGCACTTCGATTGCCGGCGCTGGCGCAACTGCCGGGTCTGTGCCGGGTGTTGGCAACACCAACACCGGGTTCGATTGTTATGGCGGCTATGTCGCGGTCAGCCGAGGTGCAGCGACCTCCCTGTTCTTAAACCAGAACGCCGATGGCACGCTCGCTTGGTTTGGCCGCAGCGGCACCAATGTCGGGAGCATTTCGGTCACGACGACGGCGACCGCCTTCAACACATCGTCGGACCGCGACCGCAAGCGCGACAACAAGCCGTTCGCTGACGCAGAGAGGATCATCCGCGATCTCAAGATCTGGGACTTCGAGTGGCGGGACGCGCCCGGCGTGCGCGGCGTCGGCGTGTTTGCACAAGAGGCCCGCGAGGTCTGGCGCGATCCGGTCACCTCGTCAGAACAGCCCGGCGGCTGGATGACCGACTACAGCAGATACGTTCCGGTACTGATCGCGCGGGTGCAGGAGCTCAGCGCGGAGCTGGCTGATCTCAGGAAAAGGATCGACGGGCATGGCAATTGATCAGGGTACGACCACCGTCACCACGCAAAAGTCCGACCGCTGTTGGCGGGCCGAAATCTTCATCGACGAAGATCTCGTCCAGCAGTTGGTGTTTCATCGCGAGATCCGCGCCAAGGACACCGCAACCAACGAAGTCGTGGCGCGGGACCGCACCAGCATTTTGCCTACCCGCCGCACCTCCGACCAGATCAAGACCAAAACCTACGTAGCGGGCGGGCTGACTGCGACCGGCCAGCAAATCTTGCAGCTCATCAACAAGATGGCCGACGACGAACGGCAAGTCGATATAGCCAATCCTCCCCCGACGCCGTAGGGGGATAATGAGGCCGGGCGATGATCGGCAACCCGATTGGGCGTTCGCCCGGCAACACGCTTCTCAATCTCATCAACTATTCGCTGACGGTTGACGGCACTACTTTTACTTTCACCGGCCAGGCGGTCACGATACGGCGCGGCCGTCCGATTGTCGTCGGCACGACCAGCTTCACGTTCACTGGACAGCCCGTCACGCTGACACGACGGCGGCCGATCGTCGTCGGCACGACGTCGTTCAGCTTTACCGGGCAGGCCGTTACGCTGCGCCGTCCGCGCACCGTCGTGGTGGGAGGAACGTCTTGGACCTTCACCGGCCAGGACGTCACGCTGCGCCGCACCCGTCCGCTGGTCGCCGCCGGAACGTCTTTTACCTTCACCGGCCAGGCCGTGACGCTAAAGCACGGCTACGTCATTACGGTTCAGGCTGGCAGCTTCACGTTCAGCGGCAGTGCCGTCACGCTGACTGCGCTGCAACATCAATACCCGGAAAGTGACATCTCGATCGGCTCATGGACCGACCAGGCTGGCGGTACGACAAACCTCTACAGCGTGGTCGATGAGCCGCTGACGCCGAACGACTCCGATTACGTCAAGTCGCCGGATATGTCGGCCGGCAGCAGCGAATTGGTGCTTGGCTTCGGCACCATGTCGACGCCCGGAGTCGACACGGGCCACACGCTGCGCGTCCGCTATCGCAAGGTGAACGTCGATGGCGGGACAGAACTGAATTTTAACTTCGCGCTGTTGCAGGGCACGACGGTCATCGCGGAGCAAAACGTACCGGACGTCGGCACAAGTTGGGTGACGGGCGAACTCAATCTCTCGACGACCGAAGCGGCGGCGATCACCAACTATAACGATCTGCGCGTCAGACTTACCGCAGAGGGGCCGGCGGCTGCGGCCGCGTTCCCGGTAATGGAATCCAGTGCGGCATCGCTCGATAGTTCATACTCTGGCGGCTCGGGAACCAAGACATTCACTCTGCCGTCTGGAATTACCAGCGGCGATCTGCTGGTTGCCGTCATCTATGCGGCAGAGGCGGGGCCGACGATCACCAAGTCTGGGTGGACGGCCACGGCCGCCTCTCCATCATCGAACGGTAACGCGCGCTGCACCGTTCTCTACAAGGAAGCGGACGGCAGCGAATCCGGCACCATAGCGTTTGATTTCTCTAACATGGCTACGCATGCGGGCGCGTGCATCTACCGTATCAGCGGACAGCACGACAGTTCGGCCCCCGAGTCGGCGTTCAACACGACCATTAAAGACCCGCCGTCCCTAACCGCTTCGTGGGGGGCTGAAAAGAACCTTTGGCTTGCAAACTCATTCGACAACGGCGGCGACGGTTCCTACTCGGCGGCTCCGTCTGGATATAGCGGCTTCATATCGTTCAACGGCACCGAGTCGAGTTCGGTCGAGGCGGACGGCGCCGGGGCCTGGATCGAGAGCGAGGCGGACACTGAAAATCCCGGCGCGTTCACGGCAACCGTCGTGGCCGACAATCCGATCAACGCGACTGTCGTTATCAGACCGGGCGCTGGCGGATCTACCACGACAACCGTAACCGCTCCCAACGGTCAGTCGTGGACTTTACAGGGCACCGTTGAGAACGGGACATACGTCAACGGCGATGTATGGGTGAACGCCGGCGGCGGAACCGTTCGGGTGTTGTCGGTATCCACGTCCCCCGATGGCAGCGGGTCGACCGCGCGCAATGGCGGGATGATCAATCCGTCGTTCAATACGTTTGTCGAGTCCTCGCCAATGGGGAACACCGTCTCAACCAGCTTCAAGCAGGGCTTCGACGGGCGAGCCACCGTCTCGGGCGTGATGGATTATGACGACAGCTATAATGCTCACTTGGATATTCCGGCGCTCGACCTGAGTCCCGGCGACAGCCTTGTTTCGTGCGTCAGTTTCATGCCGGAACTCAACAAGGCGTCGCTTGACTCGCATTGGGGGTCGAACTCTCAGGCTATTTCTAGAATGGCGGTTCTCACGGTTGTCGGCTCGACACCGACCACCGGCTCCTTCCGGCCCAATTATTTCGGCACGACAAAGATCAGCAAGACGTGGGGCGATGTTAATACGGCTTTGATGCCTGATCTGGCGTTGTCTGATCCCAAGAGTACGTCGTCGGACGGTTTCCATCTTGATAGCGGTTCGGTTTATGTCGGGTCGTCGTCTGACCCGACGCATCGCACGTCCACCGACGAAATGAACATCAACGCGCTGCGGGATGTGCAATGGTATGTCTATCCCATGCACGGCGGGTTCTGCGTCTCGTATCTCTCGCCGCTGTTCAATATGTTCTGGTATCCAGAACAACGCGGGATGTCCTACGGACAGATCGCAAATTATGTGATGGGTGACTTTACTGATCGTGACGATTTCTTAAAGCGCATAATTCAGGTCGCGATCGACGCCTATGCCATTGTCGAGGGTGACGGGTTTACTGGCTCAAGCCCGTTCGGCGGCGGGGCTGGTTTCCCGTTCTCGCCGCTCTGGTTCATCCGCTTTGCCGGGCTGCTGTTCGACGATACGGACTTCAAGGACGCCAAGAACACCGGGACGGGCCACACCGATTACGACAGCAACACGATCTACAAGTGGGGCGAGCAAAACCGTTGCTACTACTCGGCATCGGCGCATTCTCAATACAATACGCATCTTCCGGCTGAGATAACCGGCGACACGCCGCTCTACGGCGATCCGCCCTACGGCGATGTATCTGGCGGGCAATCGTCGAACGGCACCATCCGCGATCCCGATGGCGTCTACGACATGTTCCCATACGAGGACCGCCCATCCAGTCCGAGTACACGATATACGGAATGGAAAAAGACCGGTCCGGCGGATGATCCCAACATCGGGTCATACATGACGATGAGCCGCGCCGCGATGGGCGCCGTTCTCGCAAGCTACTGCATGGGCGACGAAGCGTTCTGGCCCGGAGCGATCAAGGACTTCGCGCTTCGCCACGCCGCAGACCCGCAGATGTGGGGCGGAGGGTTTAATACGAACTTCGATTATACCGACGCCTTCACGGCCCCAAAGGAATTCTACCGCGACATCTACGGCATGGGCGGAACGGGTAATGGCTGGATCACCGACCTTTGGGATTCCGAGGTCGGCGTACCGTAAAGGTCGGCGATGGCTACGAAGCTCTTTCTACGCAACACGCAGACCAACGGAATAGGCGCGACCTATTTCGACATGCTGAAAACTGCCGGGTCGTCGACCTCCACGGCGGTCGTCAACACCACATCCGGCGGCACCGAAATCCAGTGGACGCAGACGGCGGGCGGCTCGGTCATCCAGTGGATTTCGCCGCCGCTCGCCGCCGGCGTCACGCTCACGACGTCCGATATTTCGATCTGGGCGATCGAGAGCGCGGCGCAGGCCAACGCGGGCGGTCGCTACCGCGTGTTCAAGCGCACGTCGGGCGGCACCGAGACGGAGCTTGCGGGCGGCCCGTTCAACGATGGCTTCGAGTTCGATGCCGCCACCAACACGGAAATGACGTGGGTCGGCAACTTCACCGATACCGCGTTCTCGGCCGGCGACCGGATCCTGCTCAAGCTCTACATCACCAACGTCGGCACGATGGGCGCGAGCCGCACCTGTACGGTGACGTACAACGGCGCGGACGCCGCGACCGGCGACAGCTTCCTCAACATCAACGAAAATCTGCTGTTCGCCACGTCGGTTGTGGCCGCAGGAACGAGCTTCACGTTCACGGGCGCGACCACAACCAGCCTTGAGCGTGGCTACGAGGTGGTGCCCGAGGCCGCGAGCTTCGCCTTCACGGGCCAGGCGGTCACCGTCAGGCACGGCTATCCGATAGTCGCGGCGGGCGGTTCGTTCACCTTTACCGGCAGCGCCGCCACGCTGACGCATACGGCGGGCAGTGCCGAGGCCCGGATCGAGGTTTCGTGGGTCGAGCTCACCCTGCCGATCGGCTTCGTCGCCAACGAGCTGATCGCCGGGTCGGGGACATTCAACTTCACCGGGCAGGCCACATCGTTCCGATGGACGCACAAGATCGCGGCCGAGACGGGCAGCTTCGCCTTCACCGGGCAGCCGGTATCGCTGGAACAGGGCTACGAGATCACCCCGGAGGCAGCCGCCTTTGCCTTCACCGGGCAGTCCGTAACCCTGAAACATGGCTATGAGATTGCCCCGGAATCCGCCGCTTTCGTCTTTACCGGGCAGACCGCCAGTCTGGAATTGGGCCGCGAGATCGCGCCGGAAAACGGCAGCTTTGTATTTACCGGCCAGGCCGTCACCCTCACCAAGCTATCGGCCAAGACGCTCAACGCCGATTCCGGCGCATTCACCTTCACCGGCCAGGCGGCAAGCCTGGAGCGCGGTTACGAGATCGCGCCGCAAAATGGCGCTTTCGTATTCACCGGGGGCGACATCGCGCTGACCTATGAACCGGCCGGCGAATACATCATCGGCGTCCAGAGCGGCGCGTTTGTCTTTACCGGGCAGGCCATTGAACTCAGGTCGGCCCGCCGGTTGACGGTCGGTTCCGCCGCTTTTGCCTTCACTGGCAGCACCGTCACCTTGCGATCAAACCGGCGGCTTTCGACCGATGCAGGGGCCTTCGTCTTTACCGGCACCGCGGCCAATCTGAACTACTCCGGTTCGCAGCCCAGCCTGATTGATACCCACGACTACCTCGTGCGCGCCCGCCGCCGCGCCCGGCGCTAGTGCGTTGGAAGGCCTGACATGACCGAACCAATGTCCGCACCATGGTCGATTTCACCCATGTCAATGCCGCCCTGACCCGCACCGGCAACGACCCGATCTCGTCCTTTGCAGACGGCACGGTCCGCGCCATCGTGGCAGAGAGCAACTACGAGGTCTTGGTCAAGGCGGAACTGGCAAACCGCTGGAAGTTCGCCGGTAAGTTCGAGGCCCTGAACCTGCTGGTGGACGAGCCGCCCGACCCGTGGCTGTACGCCTACCAGCTCCCCGTCGACATCATGGCGATCCGGACCGTCACGCAGGCGGGCGCCAACGTCGAGTATTGGGTCGAGAGCGACGTGATCTACACCAAGGTCGACAATTCCAGCGAGGAGATCCTGCTGCATTACGTCTGGCGGGTTCCGGAGATCCAGTGGCCGCCATGGTTCGCCGAACCGATGACCCAGCGCCTCGAGGCCATCTTCCTGCGCGCCCTGGGCGAGCGGCACGACGAGGCGCTGGCCCGCGACAAGTCGGCCGACAAGCTCTTTGCAGACGCGCGACGCCTCGACACCCAAAGCCAATCCCCGCGCAACCCCTGGCGTCGGCCAATCATGGCGGCGCGCAATGGCTAAGGTTCAGCCGCTCAAGACCAACTTCGCCGCTGGCGAACTGGCGCCCGAGATCGCCATGCGGCGCGACACCAAGCAATATCGCGACGGCGCAAAGTCGCTGCTCAATTCGCGGGTGCTGCTCGGCGGTGGCGTCAAGCGCCGGTCCGGCACCGAACGGATCACCACAACGCCGAACGGCGACAGCTTCATTTTCGAGTTCATCTACAACCAGACCACGCAATACGTGCTGGTGTTCTCGGCCGAGCGGATGGACGCCTACAGCCGCGATCCCGACACTGGCGTGCTGACGGCTGCGGGCAACGTAACGTCCTGTCCCTGGACCGGGAAAAAATTCAAGACCATGGACGTCTGCGTCAGCGGCAACACCATCATCGTCACGCATCCCGACTTCCTGCACACCATCGTCAGGACCGGCGCATCGACGTGGGTGGCGGATGAGTTTCCGTTCTACATCGACGCCCAGGCCCGCGTCCACGAGCCCCATACCAAGGTCGCGGCCAACGCCACCACCATCCTGCCGTCGGCGCTGGGAGGCTCGATCACGCTGACCACCTCGGCCGCGCACTGGACGGCCGATTATGTCGGCAAGCGGATCCGCGTCATCGACCGCGAGGTCGAGATCACCGCTTACACGAGTTCGACCGTGGTGACTGCGACGGTGCTGCAGCCGCTGCGGCCCTATCAGGATCTCACGGTGGCGTCGTCGATCTTCTTTGCCGTCGACGATGTGGTGGAGGGCGAGACCAGCGGCGCCAAGGGGATCGTGCTCGCGGTGCCAAACGCGACGACCGTTTCAGTCGTCATCACCGAGGCGCTCACCAAGTTCGAGGCCGAGGAGCTGATCGGCCCGAACGGCCACAGCACCATCAGCGCCGTGGCTGACGCCTCGCCCCTGCCAGTGCGGGATTGGAGCGAGGCGCTCTACCACGTCACCACCGGCTTCCCGCGCTGCGCCGTCATTCACCGCGGCCGCATCCTGTTCGGCGGTTCGGCCGCCGCGCCTAGCGCGCTGGCGGGATCCTCGATCATCAACATCTTCGACTTCGACGTCGGCACCGGCAGCGATTCCGAGGGCTTCCTGGAGACCATCGGAGACACCGCCAGCATCACCATCATACGGCTGCATTCGACCGAGCAGTTGCTGGTGCTCACCGACTCCGGTCCGTATTACGTGCCGGAATCCGCCCAGAACGTATTCAGACCGTCCTCTTTGGCGTTCAACAAGTTCGGCGGCAATTGGCCGGCCTTGAGCACGCGAACCGTCGATTTCGACGGCGGGGTGCTCTACCTGTCCGGATCCATCGTCATCAAACTGGCGCCGACCGGCAGCAACACGGCATTCTGGGATGCCACCGAGAAATCGTTTCTTTGTCCGCATCTGATCAGAACCCCGGTCGACATCTGCGTGGTGGACAACTATCTGGGCGGCCCGGAGCGCTACGCCTGCATCGTCAATGCCGACGGCACGCTGGCGGTGATGCAATTGATCGACGCCGAGGAGATCCGCAATTTCGTGCCGTGGCAAACGACCGGCGAGTTCAAGTCGGCGTGCGCGCTGTTCGGCCAGATCTACGCGGTGGTGCGGCGCGACAGCAGCGCGTCGACCTATTATCTCGAAACCTTCCTGGACGAACTGTCGCTCGACTCGACGGTGGAGTTCGCCGACGAGACGGCGCTGAACGCCGGGAAAGGCGCAGCGTTCGGCACCGCAACCGTCAACGTCTGCGTGACCGACGGCGAGACGCAATTGTTCCACCTCGGCACCTATCCGCTCAATCATCTGCCGTATGTGCCGCCCGGCCCTTATCAGGTCGGCTTCTTCTACGACCGCAACATCGAGCTGATGCCGCCGAACATCGAGGACAGCGGCGGCAACATGGCGGGCGATCTCATGCGGATCGTCGAGGCGACCGTGCATGTCCTGGAGTCGGCCCGCTTCGCGGCCAACGGCTACGAGCTGCAGGCCTACCAGATCAACAAGGACACCAACCTGCCGCCGCCGCACCGGACAGGTCCGCGCTATTTCCAGTTTCTCGGCTGGGAGGTCGAGCCGACCATAACCATCACGCAGCCCGATCCGATGCCGCTCACCGTGCTCGCGATCGGCACAAAGGTGTCATTCTGATGGGGCCGGAACTGGCGATAGCAGCACTGGCCGTCGGCACCGCGACGCAAGTCGCTGGCGGTCTGATGAAGGGCAAGGAGGAGGAGCGCGCCGCCGGTTTCGAGCGCTGGCAGTACGGCATCCAGCAGAAGCAGCTCGAGGCCGCCGCTTCGCGCGACGAGGCGCAACGCCGCCGGGAGCTGCGCTCCTCGGTCGACACCATCCTCGCGATCCGCGCCGGCCGCGGCGTCGGCCAGGGCACGCCGACCGAGAATGCGATCCTCGACGACATCACCCAGCGCGCGCATGAGGACATTCTCGCGCAGCGGACCAGTCTGCTCACCAGGTCGGCGGTGTCCGGACAGGCTGCGGCGATGGCCGAGCGGCGCGGCCGCATGGCGGTGACGGCGAGCTACATCAATGCGATCGGCGACATCGCGGGCATGGGCTACAAGGTCGGCACGCTCAAGACCCGCACCGGAGTTGGCTGATGGCAGCAACCGGGCTTCCGCTTCCCAAGGTCGGCGAGGTCGTCAACCAGCCGATTCAGGTGATCGACGGCGACCGTCTGTCGGCGGCGCGCTCGTGGGCGTCGATCGCGGCGACCGGCGCCGAGCTCGCCAAGGTCGGCTACGACGACCTGAAATATCAGATGCACCAGATCCAGGTCGGCGAATACTCGCGCATGGACGTCGAGGACACGCGCAAGATCACCGAACTGCGCGACAAGAACCACCACGATCCGGAAGGGTTTGACCGCGACGCCAATGCCTATCGAGACGGCGTGCTGGCCAACACCCCGGCCTGGGCGATCAACCATCGTCGCGCAAAGCTTGGTTCGCTCTCCAACAGCTCCTACGCCGGGATCCTCGGCGAGAAGCGCACTCAGGATCTCCGTCTAGCCAAGGACAATTGGACGGCGGACGTCGACATGGCGAGCCGCGAGGTGTCAGCAGCGGCGATGACCGGGCCGATGGATTCGCCCGCCGGTCTGGTCGCGATGGAGAACTACCGGAACAAGATCGCGGCTGGCGTCACGTCGAGTTTCATTTCGCAGCGGGAGGCCGAGCGTCTCATCCTCAACACCGCCGATAGCTCGATCGCGCAAGGCGTCGTGCGCGAGACCAAGGAGATCTACACGAGCGCGCGTGCGAACCAGGAGAGCGGCTATCTCGCCGCGTTGAAGCACGCCGAGGAGAACATCCTGCGAAACCCCCGGTTCAAGGGTCTGACCGAGCAGGAGCGCTATGCGTATTACAGCCGCGCCACCAGCGAGGTCCGTGCGCTAGAGGCGGAGCGCAAGCAGGATCTCGGTCTCGCGCGTCAGGCCAAGGTCGGCATGGAGTTCGCGATGAACTCCGGTCTCCTGCCGGAACCGAGCGCGCTCGACAGTTTGGTCAAGCAGCTCAACGGCGCGGGCGGTCATGCCGAGGCCGCCGCGCTGCTGGCAAACTACGAGCGGCAGAAAGTCCTCATGCCGTTCGGTCAGCAGCCGTTGTCCCAAATGCTGCGGCAGCGACAGGACTATGGTGTCTCGAGCGGCGCCACCGCACCGCCGCAGGTGCGCGGCTTTGTCGATGAAGCCGCTGGCGCGACCGGCGTTCCGGCGTCGTATCTTTATCGGACGCTCGGACGGGAGTCGCGCTTCAACCCCTACGCTCAGAGCCCGACATCAACCGCCGGGGGAATGGGCCAATTCATCGACAGCACTTGGAATGAAATGATCTCCAAGCATGGCGCCAAGTACGGCCTCGCGCCCGGTACGCCGAAAACAGACCCTCGCGCCAGCATCTTGATGACGGCGGAATACGCCAAGGAGAATGCGGCACGATTGGAGGCGTCCGGTCTGCCGGTCAACGATCAAACGCTCTACGTGATGCACTTCGCCGGTCCCGGCGGCACGCTGTTGCTGCGGGCGGATCCGTCGTCGCAGGCATCGACCCTGCTGCCGAAGGCGGCGGCGGCCAACAGAACGATCTTCTACAACAAGGATGGCTCGCCCCGGACCGTCGGTGAGGTCGTGGCGCAGCTCGGTAGCCAGCACGGCGGCGGCGGTGCCGCTGGCGGCGGCTTCGTTCCTCGCCCGACCTATGCGCCCGGCGTCGATCCGCGTCTCGCCGTCGGCATGAACAAGCAAATCGCCACGAAGGCGTGGGAGGAATGGAAACTACTCGACGCGCAATTTAAGCCGGACGGCAGCAGGCCATCGCAGCAGCACGTTGAGCTGGTGCAGATGGCGGCGGCCGAGTCCGGCGACCACAGGCTGCTTCAAACCATTGCCGACAAGTTGGGACAGTACCAGGTTGCGACCGAACTCGGTCAACAGCCGGTCGGCCAGCAGCAGGCGGTCCATACCGAATTGGGACGGCGCGCTGCGGCCGGCGAACTCACGCCCAACGAGGACAAGGTTCTGCAGACGCTCGATCAGAAGATCGCGCTGACCACAAAGAACATCGTCAACGACGAGAACCCCATCGACCACACCGTCAAGGCATGGAGCAACCGCGGCACATTCCAGACGCCGCCGCCGCTCAATCCCGGCAAAGACGGCTTTCGAGAAGCGCTCGCCTATCGCGCCCAGATCGCGCAATTCGCCCGCGAGAGCTATCAGACCGGCCCGCTGTCAGCGCTCGACAAGCCCGATGTCGCCGCCATCAACGCCTTCCTGGGCTCGACCGCAGATCCGAGGCTCAAGGCTAGGATGTTTTCGGACCTGGTCGCCGCCATTCCAGACGAGCAGATGAGGAACAAGACGCTCGCCAAGCTCGGCCAGGAAAGTCCCGAGGCGATGGTGTCGGCGTTCGCGGGCGGCATGTATTCCGTCAACCCGGATCTGGCGGCGAGCATCCTTCGCGGCCAGGGCATCATCAAGGTCGACCCCCGCAAGGATCCGGCCGCGAAGGATCAGGCTGGCGGCAAGACGGAGTATGCCGACGCGCTCGACAAGGTGATGCCGCAAGACGCTTTCGCGGTCGAAATGCGAAGCACCTTGAGCGGGGCTTACGCGACCATGCGGAGCGCGACCACCGCGCGCTACGCCGATCTCACGCCGCCCGGCGAGACCAAGTTCAGCGAGGCAAGGCTGCAGCAGGCCGCCAACGAAGTGACCGGCGGGTTTGTCAAGCATAACGGCGGATCCATCCTCGCGCCCGAGCGCGGCATGACGCAGGCGCGATTTGACGGAGTCATGTGGGCTCTCACAGACGACGATCTGCGTGGCGCGATGACGCTGTCGGGCACGCCGCTCACGGTCGACTATCTGCGCTCGAGCGCCAGTCTGGAATCGCGCTCGGACGGCACCTACTACGTGCGGATGAACAGCAACGCGATGTCGCCTGAATACGCCATGGTTGCTGTCGGGGAATTTGCCGCGCCGTCGAATTTCGTGTTGGATCTGCGCGGCCGCAAGCCGGGTGCCGCGAATGTTCTATACAGCGAAGTCCCGTTCTACACACCATGAGCCTCGATCTCTGGCAGGACGACATCAAGGCGGCGGATGCCCGCGCTACTCGCAGCCCTGCCAGCGAGGTGCCAGCGGGCTTCGGCGACACCTTCGCGGCATCCTGGGATCACGGCGTCTTTTTCGGCCAGTCGATCGCGCGCGCCAACTCCCGCACGCGGGCGATGGAGGACTTCATCGGCGACGTCTATCGCCGCACCGGCACGCTGTTGCCAAACCCCGAGCTCGCGGCGATCGGCACCGACGGTCTTGCCGCGTTCAACACCGAGCTTGAGAAACTGGCGTTCGAGCATCCGGCATTGGGCCGTCTCAAGGCCGAGGGCGCCGAGCAGATGTTTGTTGCCGTCACCAACGACGAGATCGACAAACTTGCAGCACAGCACGCGGCTCGGGTGCGGATTGATTATCAGACCGCAATGGCGCGCGAGCGGACATGGGGCGGCACGCTCGGGATGTTTGCGGGCAGCGCCCTTCCGGGCGTCGGCGATCCAATCAACCTCGTGGCGTTCCCGCTCTCAGCCCCGGTCTCGCTCGGCGTGATCGGTACCACCGCGGCGTGGGCCGGGATTGCGGGCGGCACGCAGTTCGCGATCGAACTCGCAGGTGCCCCGTTCCGTGCCGAGGTGCAGCCCGGCTATACGCCGCTGTCCGGAGAATCGCTGGGCAACGTGCTTGAGGCCGGTGCGTTCGGCGGCGTGCTTGGCGGCGGCCTGAAAGGTATTGCCAACGCCTGGACGCGGATCAAGACGGGACAGTGGCCGCGCAGCATCCGCGACCACGGCAACATCGTCGAGAGCGAGAACAACGTCGCCGTCACCAATCCGGATCCCTCGCTGCAGGGTCAGGTCGATCATCGCACAGCACTGCAAAAATCCATCGACGACATGGTGGGTCTGCGCCCGGTCGATGTGAGTGACGAGATTGGCCCTGTGTTCTTGGCCAACTACAACATGCGGCTCACTCAGATCCTTGAGCCGCGCGCCGCTGCCGTGCGGGCTGGCGAGACCGCGATCATTGCGGAGCGCAACGCCGCCCGGATGCCGCACAACATGGAGCGGCTCAGCGAAGCGCAGCTCGAGGAGATCCGCCGCACGCGGGATCAGATCGAACTCGACCGCCGCGCTGGTCTGGACGAGGTGACGGCCGCGCAGGAGGCATTGCAGACCGAGCGGGCAGCGCTGACGACCAGGCGCACGGGCGCCGAGGCCGATCGCGCAACCGTCGAAGGCCTGCGAGCTGACCTTGAGCGGGTGCGGCGCCAGCAGGCCGAGGCCCGCCCGCCGACCAATCCAATCACCCAGGCCCGTCTCGATACAATCGAGACCGATCTCAAGCAGCCGAACCTTGGCCGCGAAACCCGCCAACTCCTTGAGGGCGAGCGCGCCCAGATCACCGAGACGCTGGCCAAGACGCAGGCTGGCGATGCCAAGCTCCTCGCTTCGCTCGAGCAGGAGGCCAAGGGGCTGACCAAGGGTCTCGCCACTGCCGAGAAGCGGCTGGCCAAGACCGAAGCCGCGCTGACGCGGGGCGAGGAACGGGCCGTCTCCCGCGAGGGCCAGATCGCCCGCACCGCAGACCAGCACGAACGGCAGACCGCCGCCAAGAGCGAAGCGCTGCGCCACGAAATGCGCCGCGCCGTCCATGCGCTGGCGACCGAGGGCTACGGCCTGCGGCTGTCCCGCACCGAGGCACAGGCCATGGCGGACAACCTCCTCAACGCGCCCGCCGATGAGGTGACGGGCGCGATCCGCGGCGTCACCGAATACTTCGTCGACCTGCGCCAGCAGGTCTTGGCCGGACCGCAGATGGGAGGCGCCCAGACGCGGGCAGTGGCGGCACAGTTTACGGACGAGACCAGACGGGCGATCCAGAAGTTCGCCGCCGATGTCGGCGTCATCATGCCGGACGAGGAGGCGGCGGTGATTGCCGCCCGGCTCGCCACCGTCTCCGAGAAGGAGGCGCTGTTTATCCTCGACGAGCTGATGCTGCGGCCCCGCACGCTGGCCGACACGCTGCCAGGGGTTGAGAAATTGCAGCGGGAGGCTGCAGATCCTAGGGGCGCCCCCGGCGGCGTCACTAGGACCGATTTGCCGACCCCTCCGAGGCCGACCGCCGAGGCCCCGCAACCGATGCTGCAAAGCATGGCAAAGGAGGTGACTCCGGAGGCGATGGCCAAGGCCAGAACAAGCGAGGAGACCATGGACGGCGTGATCCTCGACATGGATCGGCTGCGCGCCGAGCGCGGCAAGGATGTCGAATATCCGGATCCCAAGACCGGCGAGCTGAAATCGCTCGACAACGAACTCGCCACTATCGAGGCCCGCGAGAAGGCCGCCGCCGAGATCGAGGCCTGCTCCAAGCCGACCGCGGAGGCCGCCGAATGAGCGTCGCTAATTGCATCGCCAAGCTTGTCCAGGCCGGACAGATCACCAAGCAGACCGGCGACGAGGCGCTCGATCTGCACCGCCGCTCGATGGCCAAGTTTGCCGAGACCATGGGACCAGCGGACGCCGATGCCGCCGCTGCCGCCGCAGTCGCCCGCTCGATCGCAGCCGGTGCCAAGAAGATGAAATACGACACCGCCAAGTCGGTGTTGAGTTGGGCCGAAGTTGAACGAAAGATCCACGCCCACCCCAAGGGAGCCGTCGCCGGGCTGATGTCGCAGCTCACGACCGACATCCATGAGAAGGCCGGGCTTGGCGGCCAGAATGTCTATACCAAGACCGAAGTGATCGCCGCGCAGCTCTCCAACAAACTCAACGTCGCTCTCAACGCCTACATGCCCGGCCTGCTCGGCCGTACTGCCGAGAAGCTCGCGGGCGTGCAGCGCATGTTCTACGAGGTGTTCGGTGTCGATACCGGCGACCAGGTTGCCAAGGCCGCGGCGCGGGGTTGGACCGAAGCCATCGAGGAAGGCGTGGCACGGGCGATCTCGGCCGGCCGCAACATCGTGGCCAGCGAGAATTGGCGGTTCATGCAGCCGTGGAATAGCGAGCGGGTTCGCAAGTTCGAGCTCGACGAATGGAAAACGGACTGGCAGACCCAC